ATTAAAAGCAATTTTTAAAAAATAAATCGCAATTGTTTAATATCTGTTAATGTTGCTAATTTATTTGAAAAAATATAATTAGATGGATTATACCAAATTGGTTTCCAATATGGATTTTCGATAATCGGAACTAAATTACATAACTGATCATCAATGTAAATAAATTGTGTTTTATACGGATACCCATCTTTATCTTCAATATATTGGCTTAGTTTTTTATAGGTCTCTTTCATAGGCTTTAAACACATTATATCACTACCATAAATAATTGAATCGCATCCTATAATATTTTCATCTTCCATTTTAATATCCATCATTTCAAGAGCATTCTTACACCATTTAACTGGAGCATTACTAAAAATGTAAAATGGCTTATTATATTTTATATATAAATTACAAATCTCTTTAACATCAATACTATTTTCGTAAAAGATTTTATCTTTTTCAACTGTATCCATTAATTCTAAAAATTGTTTATCATAAACATAGTCACAGAAGTTTTTAATAGTAATTGATGGATTATATACTTCTTGAATTCCTAAAGCTGTATGACCAAAATTTTTATAAAGAGTTTCATTAATATTTTTTGCTTTTATAGATGACATATAGGGATTTATTGATTTTCTTGTAAATTCAACAGCTCGTTCGTTTACCATTTTAGATAATCTTGGATGTTGAAAAATTACACCATCCATATCTACTACAAGGGAACGCATGCGGTATTGAATCATTTATTAAAAACTTTACTTGATTTATTTTTAACTAATTTATTAGAATTTTAAATTATAAAAATTTTATATTTTCTTTTTTGTGTTTTATATTTTTCTGCCTAATTATGTCCATACTTCTTCCATAGCTCATTTGCGTTATCCAAATAATATTCCCAAATTCCATATTCAGAGTCGTTTCGTTTCGCATAGCTGTAACCCGCTGAATGGTCGTAATGCATATCCTCATATAGACCCAATAGTCTAGACCTCTTGGAATTTTCCATATTTTCCCATGCCTCAGCAGCAGCAATTTTTGCTTCTTCCAGCGCTGTCCTTTTTGCTGCGATATGTTTGGTTACCGTATTTTGATCCATGATAAAGTTCTTCTTAATCATTTGGATAATAGGTACGTTGAGTTAACCGCCGAAGATGAGATTGTTTTCGTTTGTGTATGTGAGTGTTTACGTATTGGGTATATTTTATTATAATTTAAAATAATCAACTTTTTTATTTTAATAGAAAAAATATAAAAACAATTGTAATAATCAATCAACTAGAATGATTATGCTAATTCTACAGTCATGCGATCAAACTTGAATTTTCCAAAGGCAACGTTGCGAAATGTAACCTCTGTTGTTAGACATTTTCCATCTACAATCATAAATGATGAGAGCATAGTGCATGCGTAGACATGGATAAAATCATGCACCATGTCTCTGTATTCACTCGGCAAGGATGTAAGACTCTTTGCGTAATCCCATGATTTTTGAACAATTAGACGATTCGTTTCCAACTTGGCTTTGATCACAACATCTGGCAAAGATACGGATGTCTCGGGTCTTACATTTTCCTTTGCTTCTTGGAGTGTATCAAGGATCTTGAAGACTGGTGTGCGTACTTTGTCAAACTCTTGTAGGAGTGGCACTTGTGTTTGAAGGTCAGGAATGGTCATAATGTCTTTTGCTAAGTCGTTCATGATCTCCGTGAGTTTGTTGTAATGGCATGACATTTTATAAAAATATGCCAAGTTCTTTATATACATTTAAAGCAAAACTATATATGCGTTTTAAATCTTCATTGGTGTAATAAAAAATATAAAAATGTTGTAATAATCAACTGACAGAATTAAGTAGTACGTAGATTGTAGAAGAGTGTTGTTTATTTTATTTTTTAGCCTTGGGTACTTTTGCCACTGCTTTGGGTGCTTTTGTAGGGGCTGCTTTCATAGCTTTTGTAGGCTCCTTTCCATGTTCATAATAGGATTCCATATCTTTGCGGTAACTTTCCCATGTGAGACTGAGTTCGTTAAGTTCTTCTTTCCATATTTGTTGAATTGTCTTTGCTTTCAATTCTTTAATCAACATATCTAAACGATTTGCTTCTTTGTCAAGTTCTTGTTTCTTCTCAAAGGTTAGCTGGCGAATTGGCATACTTGTTAGATAGTCATAATTGGCAGTAATTGCTGTTTTCTCTTCCTCTGTTTCATCCTCTTCATCCGCAGCCACTTTTTCAATCAATTTAGGATAGCCTTTCTGTAACAAATCTTCTTCCACATCTTTTTCTTTACGATTCATAATATCAAGTGTTTGATCAATAATTTCTTGAATAAAGCGAACCTTCGCACTTACCAATTTGTACTTATTGTCAAGCTCCTTGAGTTGATATTTCTTACGCTCATAATACTTCAATAGACGAACCTTCGACCACTCTTTAATAATATGCTGAGTATCCTTGTATTTTTGTACAGCCCCTTCTTCGCTATACAAATGAATATTGTTTAGATTTAGATTTTTAGATGAAACCATATTGAATTCAGTTTCAAAATTTAGTTCAACCGCGCGGCGTACACCTGGATAGAATTTTAGAATAAATTTAACATGTGTATCTGTATAATGATTTTCAAAGTTCTTTAGAGTAGGGCTGTTATTCGCAACCATCTCCATAAGGAAATCTTTGTAATTCTCTGTCCAAGTTCCAATTGGCAATTCTGAAATTTCCATGGTTTGATCATCAATCCATGTCCATACACCTCTGCTTTGATAAGTTCCCTCTTTTCCAGGGAGAATGGTACCTTTGAATCCTAGATACCATGGATGAATTTCACTGAGACGAGTTTTTTCAATAATTTTATACATGGCTTCAACATTCTCCTTGTTCAAAATGGCTTCTTGTTTATCAAGTGCGTCAATTAGTTTCATACATTGCTGAATTACATCAGTAGGGTTATGTTGAGGGATATTGGTTGAAAATCCAGTACCAATACCAAGTCCTCCATTTACTAGAATCATTGGAATAATTGGAATATAATATTCTGGCTCAATGGGTTTGCCATCGTCTTCTAGGCGTTTTAGAATTGCGTTATCCTCTGGTTTATAAATTTTACGAGCTAGATCCGAAAGCAGTGTGTAAATATAACGGGGAGAAGCTGAATCTTTACCACCTTGAATACGAGTACCAAATTGACCCAGCGGCTGCATTAAATTAATATTATTTGCGCCTACATAGTTTTGAGCCAAATTGATAATGGCTTCTTGTAGAGAAGTTTCACCATGATGATAAGCACTGACTTCTGAGATATATCCAGATAGCTGGGCAACCTTGATTTCTTTGTTGTATAGTTTTCTCTTAAAGCAACCGAACATGATTTTACGTTGACTCTCCTTAAGACCATCACATAGGTTAGGAATACTGCGTTCCAAATCACGATTACTGAAATGGATGAAGTCTTTATGAATAAATTCTTCAAAGGGGATTTCGCGTTTTCCATAATCTAGGATAATATCACGATTGTATTTCATCAACCATGCTTTACGATCATCAGCGCGCTTTTTATTAAATGCTAGATCCAAATTATCGTCGGATGTTTGACCAGTATAAACATATTCGGTTACCTTCATGTCGCGGAAATAATCTTTAGCTTCTTCTGCGGTGGAAGTACCCAATCCTTTGTAGTATTTGATTGTCCATGGACGCATTCCTGGAGGTGTCTTTTCAGTTTCTGTTTTCCAATTATCGAAATCTGTAATGCTATAGAATGATATTTTTTGACCATTGTTATGGGTTACTTTAATAATTGGGGTCAACATCGAATTTAGGAATGTTGGCATTTTGTAAAGGGAAGGCCAGATCGATTGAAATACATTGAATAGAAGACCCTTGATATGAGAACCATCATGATCCTGATCTGTCATAATCATAATCTTACCATAGCGCAAATCGCTAATATCTTTGTATTCTTTTCCTTGAGTTAGACCCAGGATTTTCTTGAGATTTGTAATTTCTTCATTTTCGCTAATCTTTTTCAATGGCGCATCTTTTACATTTAGAATTTTACCACGAAGAGGGAATACACCATAACGATCGCGACCGATAACACTTAATCCAGCAATTGCCATCGTCTTTGCGGAGTCTCCTTCTGTCAAAATAAGCGTACAGGAAGCACTATCTTTTGTACCTGCTTTGTTCGCATCATCCAATTTAGGAATCAATACACGACTGGTCTTCTTACCATCTGTTTTAGCAACTTTCTTTTGTTCGTGGAAATCAGTTAGACTGATGGCTTTATCCACAATACCTGTTTTATAAAGTTTATCAAAGAACTTATCACTTAGCTCGCATTTTGATCCAAACTTAGAGGCTTGCGTTGTAAGCGTTTCCTTGCTTTGACTATCAAAGGATGGATTTACAATCGATGCTTTCACAAAGATAGTTAGGTTATCCTTGATGTGCTGTACTTTAACATCCTTTTTCTTCTTCGATGACGCCATTTCGGATAGTTTTTTAGTAATTTGGTTTGTTAGATATTCCACATGTTTTCCACCCCGTAGAGTATTAATACCATTTACAAAGGATACTTGCTCAAACTGTCCTGATTCCGAGAAAGTCGCAACAACTTCCCATCTGTCTGTACAACTTTCATAAACACGAGGGCGCTCATCTTTACTTCCTAGATACAAATCGGCATATTTCTCAAAATCTTTTGCTTCCAATTTAACATCATTGAAATATACAGCGATTCCAGCATCGGTTGTAGCACAAGCATCGTATGCGCGTTTTCTGAATAGTTGATACATATCATCTGTCATATGTTCTAGACCAAAACGCTTGTAATCTGGCAAAAATCGAATCGATGTATAAGGTTGTTTTTTAAACGCCTTAACTTTCGCAGCGTCTCTCTTTTTCATATTTTGATAAAAACGCTGTTTATAGTAAAGTTCTCGACGATGATCGACTGTTTCAACCGTAAACTCCTCCGAAAAGATATTTGCCAATTTCGCACCATATCCATTTTTTCCACCCCATAGCTTTTCTTCACCAGTATCGTAGTTTGTTGAAGTTAATAGCTCACCGAAAATAAGTTCGGGGATCCAAATATTTTCATAACTGGCATGTTTTTCGATATCAATACCATCGCCGTCATTCATAATCTCAATATAGCCGGTTTTTTGGTCTACGTTAATTTTAATAGTTTTAACGAGTTTTACATCTTTTTTACCATTGGCGATTTCAGATTTTAGGCGAGCAGTTTGATCCAATGAATTTACCAATACTTCGTCAAAGATTTTATACAGCCCTGGGACGTATTCGATCTCTTGTTCAACCATTTTCTTAGCTTCATCACTATAAATGAACGTTTTAAGAACAGTGCGTTCTACAGAACCAACATATGTATCTGGTAATTCATAAATATGATCCCGTAGCTCATGTTTCTTGTACTTTTCTTGGGCTTCCTTAGGAGGCATTGTTCTTATATCCTGTTACAAAAAAAGAAAAAGTTGATTATGTCAATTTTTTAATTTAATAAAATAATATTTTTATATGATTATTGATTACCATTGTTCATGTTTAATTGAATTATATATATGTGTATATTTTTTAATTATATCATTAATTTCTTTATTAATTTCTTCAATTTCTTTTCCTTCAATATCAACGCATACACGATGTTGATGTGTCAAATTTAAATATGCGAGTTCATGAAGTTCGTGAAGATGATTCACATACTCAAAAGACAATCCCAATTCACAATTACGATGGCGTTTATGAATTCTCTCCATACATTTTTGTGGATCAGAACGAAGATAAATCATTAGATCTGGTTTAAAACTAGGTCGCTGGTACAAAGTAGCTAAAATGTTCATTTGGCGTTCATTTAGTTTATTATTGTTAAAATTAGCAATAGAGAATACATACCATTGATAATGTGCTGATCGTTCAACACATGTAATTTTATTCTTTGGATAATCTGGTATAAAACAACGATCTGTCCACACTTTAATTTGAAATTCAAATGCATCACGGTTATTCTCATACATATCAGTTAAAAATGGTTCCCAATCCTTTACAGGTTCCAAATCTATTTCAAAATTATTTTTATTTAGATTTTCAAGAAGTGTACTCTTACCAGAACCAATGTTTCCATCAATTGTGATAATCATTGTATTTGTTTATCTGAAAGAAAATATATGTACTTATAAATAATGATATTATAACTTTATATAGATGTCTCATTTTTTATAGTTATATTATTATAACTTACTTATAGATTTAGATATTTACTTACTTACTTATCTTATGACGACTATCTTCACAATGAAGAGACAAAATTTATTAAAAGAAACTCTTGAAATTTTAAAAAAATATGATAAAACATTTGCTGATATTATTTATGTTATAACTTCTAAAAATAACGAAGAAGGTTGTATAGAATGGTCTACAGAACAATTTGTTGAAGAATCCGCATATATTAATTATGACTCATCCTATGGAATAAACAAAATTAATATGACATTACAATTAGTTGGAGAAACATTCTGGATAGAAAGAGCTGAATATGATGGATCAGAATGGTGGGAATACAAAGAAATACCAAAACGACCTTCATGTAAAGGTAATGGTAAAATACCTATATTTGAATTACATGGATGAAATAAAGTTTTATGTTTTACATTTACGTTTTTATTTATTTTTTTCTGCTTTTTTCCAAACAGCTTCTTGGAGTTGTTTAATCACATTTTTTGTAAATGATTTTAAATTATTTTTAATAACAAGCTTTGTCAAATATGGAAAAAATGTATCTTTTATATAAATACGATTTCCTTCTGTAATAGTGCGACATTTTAAGGCTAACCATTCATACTTTTTAAACATAATATGATTTACATCTGGACTTGTAAAAAATGGGCATAACATACCAGAATTTGTTAAAGATAGAATATAATTACGAACTTGTGGATGTTTCAAATAAGATACAGGGATGTCTTCTAATAAATTTTCAAAAACTGTATAATTATAATCAGGGCATATTAGTAATTTACTTTCAGCATCATTATAAACGGCATTATTATCAATAATTAAAATACGATTTTCTAGAATTTCTTCTTTTTCTGTTTTTGTAAATGCTGGATGACGTCCTAAAGAACGAATAATACGGGGAAATATATGATTTAATGATTTACGATAATTTCCGCCAATATCAGTTAGGCATTCATCGCGTGTAAATATAGGGCGTTGAAACTTAACTCCGTGTGCTTTTTCTACCCATTGAATCTCTTTATATGCCCAGTTTTTTTCACTTGCTGTATATATAAAAAAATATACATTTTCATTAAAATATTGATTTATTTCATGAATAAAACTAGCAAACCCTGGGCGAATTAAATTTTGTGTGGATAGAAAAGCTTTAGGAATTTTACTATCTTGTTTGACTTTTAATCCATATTTCTTAAATTGTTGATACATAGCATGTTTTTGAGATTGATAATCGACACGACCTGCTATTGTACCATCCCAGTCTAAAATTATAATATAAGGTAATTCAGTATGTATTATACTGTTTGGCGACATAGTACCTTCCCTTCTTTAATCTATAAGAAAGAATAATATGTTTATGCTTTATTAATTTATAAAGTATTAAAAAATATTAAATAGATATTTATTTTTTCTTTGTTTTATTAAATACAATTAGTTTTAATTCTCTTACGAATGATTTAAATTCTTGAAGTATTTTTTTCTCTTTATCCTTGTCTTCTGTATTAATATATCCCTCATCAGACATGTAATCTACAAAACTTATTATTTTATCAAATGTTTCTTTTCGTAAATTATTTCTTTTAGTGTATAAATAATCAGACATATTATTTGCCATTGTACATGCTAGCTTTGGATATATAGAATTATCTGTTATTTTTTCCCATTCATTATCACCTATATGAACCTTTGAATGCCCTGATTTTAGATCATCCTTTTTAATACATTGATTTTCAGGTAAATTTAATATACGTTTGCTATAATCCATTACGATGCGTCTATCTACTTTTGGATATAGACCCTTGATGTATTCGACGGCTTCTTCACCAATATGATCCTTTATAAACTCCATATTCTCTGGATTGTATACTAGAATGATGTTTTGATTATTGTTTTGTGTATTTATATTATTTTGTGTTTGTATATTCTGTGTATCAATATTATTTGTTATAATAGGTACATTTTGCACTACCGGTTCTGGAATAATTAAAGAAGTAGAATCTATATTTTTTTTAGCTATACAGATTTTATAATGTCTATATTTAGAAGATAAAAAAGCAAATTTATTATTACAATATTCACAAGCAAGTGTATCTATATTACCTTTACACAATGCTTCATGTCTTTTTAAATTCCACTGTCTTGTAAAATGTTTATTACATTTAAGACAGTTATAATTATTATCGTTATCATTTAGTATAATATCATTGTTAGAAGGTATATTAATAGAGTTTATAGGTATATTATTAGAGTTTATAGATATATTATTTGAGTTATTAGATATAGTATTTGAGTTAATAGGGTATATATTCCGAGTTATACATTCATCGTATGTACAACCATGTATGTTTACCATATGTCGTCTTAAATTGAAAGGTTTATAGAAAACACTTGCGCATAATTCACATGTAATCTTAGGATTTCCAAGAGCCATGTTTTTAGCTGTTACTATAATAACTAGAGAAAAATAATGTTTAAACTAATTTTATATTACGAGGAGCATGAATTTTGGAGCAGTCCATAAACTTCCGCGCGGGATTTTTTAAAATTTTAAAAGCTAGGAAAGTTTTTGATTTCTAAGAAGTATCCTAAATTTATAGAATCTATTAGATTATAGAAAATAAAATAAAAAATAATAAATTTAAATATAATGTATCATATTAATAATAAAAATAATAATGTATGAATAAATGCTTATACTATAATATTTGTTTATGCGGAACACATGAGGCATTCATCTTGGTTATCACGACGACAAGCGATAATTGCTTCTTGATCTGCCTTTTCTTTGATCGTGTTTTTCATCATAGAAGGATCAATTGTAAATGCCATAGTCTTGGCACGAGGACGAGTGCGTAGATAGTAGAGACCTGTCTTTAGACCTTTAGACCAACTATAGAAATGCATGTTGGTTAGTTTGCTAAATGTAGCGTCTTCAATGTATAGATTTAGAGACTGTGTATGGCATACATAAGGTGTGCGATCTGCGGATTGATTAATTGTAGATTTTTGACTGATTTCCCAAACAGTCTTGTATAGTTCTCTAATTGTTGTTGGGATTTCTTGAATATGTTGAATGCTTCCCTCACCAGCAATAATACGATCTTTCATATCCCGACTCCAAAGACCAAGGTTGATTAGATCTTGGATCAGGTATTTATTAACAATCGTAAATTCACCTGCGAGTGTACGACGTTGATAAATATTTGATGTTAGGGCTTCAAATGATTCAGTATAACCCATAATTTGACTGGTGCTTGCTGTTGGCATCAGTGCGATCAATAGGGAATGACGTAGACCATATTTTTTAATCTCTTCTTTTAGTTTATCAAAATCATAGATTTTGGGTGTAATATTATGCATATCAAATTGTAGAATACCCTTTGCGGCTGGGCTAGAAGAGAATGAACTATAGGCACCTTTATGAGTTGTCATTTTTGTTTCCTCAGTACATGTGAAGATATTCGCATATTTATCAGAATCATAATCACCCATATAGATTTTATCAAGTTCTTCAATCATTTCTCCTCGTTTTTTCGCAATTTCCATGGATGCTTCAAGTGTCGCATGGTACATTGTCTCAGAAATATCTCTATTTAGATCAGCCGCCTCTTGACTTTCATATGGAAAGCGCATCATCATATATACATCTGCTAGACCTTGAATACCTACACCAATCGGACGGTGAAGCATATTGGAACGTTTCGTCTCAGGAGTTGGATAGAAGTTACGATCAATTACTTTATCCATATTGTAAACTACTTTCTTTACCACTCGGTGGAAACGACGGAAGGCAAAGCTGGGTTTTCCTTCACCATCGTATTCAATAAATGTAGGTAGTACCATGGACGCAAGATTACATACACCATACTCAGTGGGTGAACTGTAAATTAGGATTTCACTACATAGGTTTGAACATTTAATAACACCTAGGTTACTTTGGTTTGATTTTTGGCAGGGATCTTTATAAAGCATATAGGGACCACCTGTTTCGATCTGACTTTTTAGAATTTCCATCCAAAGATCTTGAGCTTTTACAACACGTTTCGCTTTGCCAGCAGCTTCATATTTAGTATAAAGTGCCTCATATTCGTCACCATAAACATCTTCTAGTCCAGGTGCTTCAAATGGGCAGAAAAGAGACCATTGTTCATTTGCTTTTACACGTTTCATAAATAGATCAGGAATCCAAAGGGCAATAAATAGATCACGGCAACGCTCTTCTTCCGCACCAGTATTACGGCGTAGGCATACAAATTCAAATACATCTGGGTGAGAAGGATCTAGATAAATTGCCGCACTACCATTACGCTTACCAGCTTGGTTAATATGTAGAAGTGTTTGGTTCATTACGCGAAGGTATGGGATCAAACCAGTTGATTTACCATTAGTACCACGAATCACCGATCCTCTTGAACGAATTTTATGTACATTCATACCAATACCACCAGCATATTTAGAAATCATCGCACAATCCTTCGCGCTGTCATACATTCCATCGACGCTATCATCTTTAACTTCTAGAAGAAAGCATGAACTCATTTGAGAATGACGTGTACCCGCATTGAAAAGGGTAGGAGTGGCATGGGTATATTCACGAACACTCATTGAATCGTACATATCGAATGCGTTTACTAGATCGTAACCGTGGATTCCAATACATACACGCATCCACATGTATTGGGGTCGTTCAATGATTTTTCCATTTGCTTTTTGAAGATATGCGCGTTCAAGTGTTTTGTATCCAAAGTAATCGAATAGATAATCGCGAGAAACGTCAATTTTCTCATTAATTTGGTCTTTATATTTCATTGTAATCTCATAAAGTTCATCACTAACAAGTGGCATTAGATCACCATTGTTATCTTTACAAGTGTAAAGCTCTTCAATTGCTTCGCTGAAAGTACTAGGTGTATTTTTGTGTAGATTACTGATAATAATATTAGCAGCCAATCGTCCATAATTAGGGTGAACTGTACTCATTGTGCTGCATGTTGTAGCAGTAAGTTCATCTAGTTCAGAAGTTTTTACACCATCATAAATACGTGCGCAAATCTTTTGGGCAATTTCATCAGGTTGAACCCCATCAAGACCGTTCGACAAATTGACAATACGATTCAGGACTTTATCAAAGGAAACATTTTCGTATTCACCGTTACGTTTAAGAACACGCATTGTTACTTTGTTCTAATTATAAAGAGAACGTTTTAAATCTATTAAAACAGTTAAAAAAGAAACTTTCAAATTTTTAAGATGGGCATACACTTGACCAACTAATTTTATCTTTTTGATTTTCAGAGCATTTTTCGATAAACTTACAGCGTAATGTATTTGGTTTATCTGGGTATGCTTTTTCATCTTCATAATTCATGTAATCTGGGAAAATACGGTTACATTTCATTTGAACGGATGAATCAACTAATCCACCTGTTGTTAACCCTCCTACATAGTTAAATTTTTCAATCATACCTGTATAATTTTTATCAAGAGTTGTAGCAGTTCCAGTGCCAAGTAAATTTGTTGTTCCAATACCAACCATGAAGCTTGGTGCTTCACAATAATACTCACTCCAATTTTGTACAGGTTTATTTACTTGTCTTTTCATTTCAGGTGTAGTTTTCTTTAATACCCAATAATCAGGGCATGATAATGCGTCTGTACGAACAACATCTTTTCTGGGTGGTTTATAAGATAATAATTGAATTATTAATAGCATAATTACAATCAATGTTCCACCAATAAATGTGGCTGTAAAAGCGAAGTTTTCTTCAAATATGAATTGTTTTCCAGAAGGTGAAAAAATACCAATTAATGCTAAACCAAGGATAAATGTTCCATAGATAACCATGACTGAAATACTACCTTTAAAGTAATTAGCACGTTCCTTATCTATTTTTTTTCTTTCATCCGCAGTTAATTTTGACAATGTACCATCGGGATTGGTAGTTGCCATTGAATCTCTTAATTTTAAACAAACATTTTTGTTTCTAATGTTTTGGTACCCTTTTGAGTGACTAATGGACCATATTCCATTGGCATCGGTAAGGTACTTGCATCTTTACGATATACTTCATATTGTTTTAAATTGCTTAAGACTTCATTAACAGTCCATTCTAATACTCTACCGTTCAATTCACGAACCTGTTCAACCACATTGGTAGGTAAATTACGCGAATATTGTAAATAAATAGATCTCATTACAATTTTAAGATCATGATCGCTTTGTCTACCAATGGTATACTTTCCTCCGGATCGTTTATAAATCGCATAACGTATTCCATCTTGTAAAACATCAATATTATTACATGAAAAGAATAAATTACTTACGGGTGTTGGTTCAAATCCGCCCACTAATGCTTCAGAATAAAACATTTTATTATCAACTTGTTTTTGTTGAAAATTAGGAATTTCAAGGGCGCCTTTTTTTAAAATATTTACACGACCATTTAGCGATTGTGTTGGTTCAATTGGTGAAAAATCCGCAAAATAATCACCTTGCATCTCTGTACAAATAATATATTATTATTTCATATCTTTAATTGTTATTTTAATTGAAAGTATATATTTATCTTTTATACTAATAATGGAAATGTCAATTACTTCGCCGTTATATAATTTATTAAAAAAAAACAAAATAGAAATAAGCGAGCCCCTTGTATCAGAAGTAGCGTATCATGTATATACGTTAATGTATAATATTTGCGCAATGGTTGCTACAACGGCTCGTCTACAAGATCCTTTAAAACCAGTTATTAAACCCCGTCATTTAAAAAGTTCTCTAGAGTATATTCAAAATAAATGCTACCCTAAACAAAATAAACAAGTTGGGGGAAGTTATCATATTGATGCCGAATACTTTGGTGCGAACTCAGGTGCTTACACTGGTGAAGAATATCAGCGTACATTAGACATTGATTTCAAAAATCAAATAGCGCGACCTGAAATCAGCGGAGGAAAAGGGAAAAAAGAGTCAGCAAAGGGTAATATATTATCTTATATGGAAATATCTTATATTATTATTTCTAACAGTAAAAAACAAGAAATATTTTCAACAAATGACATCATTAAAGTATTAAAGGAGTTTAATGTTACAATTGGTAATTCAACATTAGCTATATTGAAAAAACTTCTTAAAATGCATTTAAATTGCTTAATGATGGATTTACACGAACAATCTCCCGTTACAAAAGCCAAGTTAGATAAGATTATGAGTCTAAAGAGACACGCTGTATTTTTATAATTTCAAGACTGTTTAAACATGTTTGTAAATCAGGCCAAAATAATCGAATTGAATTTATTAATTTTTTAGAAAGATTGGCTTCATTATTGATTGAATCGGTTCCTTTTTCTTTTTCTATTTGTAATAATAAATATTTAATACTACTTTGTGTGTATTTGCCCTTTTTTTCTTGAGCAGCTGTTGGTTTTCGAGCCATGACTTTTTTGATGTTTAACGCTACATCTGGAAGGGGATTTTCCTGATAGGCAATTGCCATCATCAATGCATCGGAGATGTCGTCTTTCTTCTTTGTTGTTCGCCATAGGTCTTGAATCCATTGTTCCTCTTGCGGATACTTATCCAACCATTCTTTACATAATTGAACCGATGCCTTCTTACGGGCATGATAGAGTCCTTTTCCAGCCCCACTATATTCTTTTCCAGTACCTGCTAGTTTATGTTTAGGACTATAAATAATAACAGAATGCCCTTTTAGACGAAAATACATTTCTAAATAGCACTGAATATTTGTCATTTTGCGCGTCATTTGGCGTTCAATAACGATTGTACTTCCCTGAATGGTATCTGTCAATTCATCCATCTCTTTTATTAAAGAGGTACATGGATCTGTTCCGTAGGTTAAATTAACCATTTTCCAAATTATTATTTTATTTTCGTGAAGACCACATAAAGCCAGATTTTTTAACCCTACATCAATCGATAGAAGCATATATAATAGTATCAGTTGATAAAATATTTAAATACAAATAATATATTTAATTGCGTTTTAATGATTTAAAAAGAAATACTCTTGTTTTATAAAGATGCAAAAATTTCCTATGGTTCGTTCTAGTGCGGACGATAATATCATTGAGGTAGATGACTCAACGCTAATGAAACCGAGTTTTGATATTTCAAGACCCTTATATAATTCTCCTCCTTCTGGTTTAAGCGGTCCATCTCTAGGAACTGATTTATTAATTAATAAAAGAAAAATAAGTAACGATGTTTTATCCATTTCTTCATCTGGTTCTCGTAGTCGCGAAGGTTCTGAAGTAGAATATTCAGGTAGTGATTCAAGTTCTTCAACTGATACAGATACATCTTCAGATATTTCTTCTTCCCGTGGAGAACCTACCAACAATCATTACAACGAGGAGCGCCGTCAAAATGATTCATTTGGAAACCGTGTATCAGCAGAGCGTTCTCGTCTCGAAAAAGAGATGATTGAGAAAAAAGAAATCCTATACCAAATGGATCGTCTAGAGACAAAAGGATACCGCCTTCCTCGTAAATTCTCTATGCAGTCTGATCTCGAAGAAATGCGCGTTGAATACCATCGTATTCTTCGTGAAAAAGAAGTGGACGCAAGTATTCGTTTTCAACGTAAAATGCTCATGGCATTCTCTACTGGTTTAGAATTCTTAAACACTCGTTTTGACCCCTTTGATTTAAAACTCGATGGCTGGTCTGAACAAATCTCAGAAGATCTTACTGACTATGATGATATTTTCGAGGAACTTCATGATAAATACAAATCCTCTGGACGTAAAATGGCACCAGAATTACGTTTGTTGATGTCGCTCTCTGGTAGTGCCTTTATGTTCCATTTAACAAGTAGCATGTTCAAACATCAACCCCTACCCGACGTTCAACAAGTTATTAACTCAAACCCTGCCCTTAAGAAACAATTCCAACAAGCAGCTGCTCAACAGTATACTGGAATGCAGATGCCCCAAGCTCAACAACAAGCCCCTCAAATGCAACAATCCCAAAACCCAATGGGTGGTGGTCTATTTAGCATGCTAGGTGGTCTTCTCGGCGGTGGCGGTGCGAATGGTATGATGAGTGCTTTCGGTGGACCTCCTCCACCAATGTCTTCGACTTTATCACCAAATGGCGCCCCCAGTCAAAATAAAATGCGCGGACCCAGCATTGATGATTTATCCAATGATATTCAACTAAAACCAACCATGATGAACAATCGTGTAGAAACTCTTTCAATTTCAGATGAAGAAATTACATCGATTATTGAAGATGCGGCGGATCTAGGTGGTGTATCCCGTAAATCAAACCGTGGACGTAAACCTGGATCTGTCAGTGGAAAGAAAACTCTAAATCTATAAATAAATAAAAATAAATAATAAAAATTAATTAATAAAAAATAAAAAAATATTTTAAGCAATATAAACACGATGGATCCAGTTACGATCACGCTCCATTAAATCACTTGTGGTAATATTTGTATTTTTGTTTAAGATGGATAATAAATTAATGCGTCTTAATATTTTAACAGCGGCTTCACGTTCAGTAATTTTTTTACTAGTCACAAGGTGTTTAATAGCTTTTGTTAAAGCTTTGTGACGTTCCTCCGCATTTAAGTTTATAATTTTTTTGTATCCAAATTCACCTAAATCGATATCCTTGCTTAATGGAATACGCTGGGCACTGGGTGTTTTTCCAGGTTTTCCGACATCTTTGATGCATGCGGAGGCAACGCGACTTCCGTCACGACGAACATAAGCAACGCGGCGAATTTCACCAATAGGGCAACTCATTTTGGGTTCTTCTTATACATTTAAAGAAGATTTATTTGCGGAACATCTTGCTGGTTTTCTTTAGGGAAGCAGGTAAGCGGCGCATGGATTTTAAGGGATTCATGGTAGCTTCACGAACAACACCTGGTTGAAGAGATAAAAGATCTTTAGATCCGGATAAAACAACACCTAATCCAGATAAAGCAATGCCTACAATCCAAGGTAGAATGAAGTTAATACTGATGAGGATGATTTGTAAAATAGACCAAACGTATAAAACTTCGCGGCGTAAATCCTCAGAGCATTTGCATTTCTCTTTCATTAAGAAGCGAACATATTGTAAAGCGTAGATTAAGAATACAAATGTAGCTAAACCGAATAAAAGTTCAGCAACAGTTAAAACGATCGCAAATCCAGCGCCGAACATGCGAGTGGCGGTGGCTGGTGTTACGAACATTGTGAATAATAAAAATACTACGGCAAACATAATGTAGCTTTTAATGTAGTTACGGTAAGGGTGTTCAGAGCATTTGCAAGAGATTTGCTCTAATTTTTGAATATAAGTATAAGTGACTACCATTAAAATAATACCAATCATACTAGCGATTAATTTAGCCATGCTTTGAACATTGTCCATGTTTTGAGGGATTTTCATTCGTGTATGTTCTAAAGTTAATTAAGAAATTTTTGTAATAAATTTATCTAATTTAATTCCAACTTTACGTTTCTTCGGCTCAATGTAATCGAATCCGAGAAAATTCATAATTTCGGTTTCAGTAAATAATTTTGGAGCTTCTGGATATTTAGTTTTATCCATGGATGTAAAACCGTGTTCATTTAGACTATATCCTTTTTCTAAAGCTACTTTACGAAGTGCTATATTAAATTTATCAGAACCAGTAAAATAAAGAATCGCATACCCATATTCATTTTCCGGCGTAATCAACAGATCCAATCGTCTCGCTTTTCCTCCTGGCAATTGACAAATACCCATACATTTTTTATCACCATGTGCCAAGACTTCTGTTAGGTATTTTTTATCAATTAAATTCTTAACAATATCATCTAATGTTTTAGCGATTTCATCAAGTGTCATATTCGCAGGCCATTTCACCAATACATCTATGTCTCCACTGGTTGATTCTCCGCGACGATAGCTACCCACAATTTCAATATCTAAATTAGATATAATTTTCTTTAGTAGCTTTTCATGTTTTTTCATCTCCATTCTAGGAATACGTTCAATCAAATCCTCGTAATAATTTAATCCAACAAGTTGGTTTTTATTTAATAGATTGGAATCTTTCTTTACCGCTTCACGCAAGTCTTCAATAGTGCGTAGGTTGTTTTCTTTAACAAGTTTTACAGCTTTAACACGACCAATGCCGTAAATATTCATGAAACGATCAATATCATCAATACTAGTATCTTTACGTACTTCTTCTGCGACTTGTAGCTTTCCTGTTTGGAATATTTCTTCGAGTTTATGTTGAATGCTTTCGCCAATACCTTTAATATCTTTAATATCATCCATACTATGAATGGTGTCTTTTTGTTTTATTTGTTGGATTACTTTGGAATAGGCAATTCCTTTAAATGTATTACCTTGTTGAATTTCTTTTTTACGAAGAATATCCAATTCAGAAATAATAATCTCTTTATAATCCGTCATCTTCTAGTTCATAGATAGATTTGATTTTGTTTATTTTAGGAGTTTCATTTTTTATCAGTAAGTTAATAAAATCATTAATTTTAAATTCACACGATTTATGTAATTCTAAATCTTTCATATCTCGAATAAGTGTATCAATATTATTTGGCATACGTTTAATTATATTATCAGACAGTGTTTTATAATATTCTTTACTTTGTTCAACGTAACATTCTATACACATTGAATCAACTTTATTTTTAGTATTTAACTCTTTAACAATATGGTACAATATATCATATAATAATTCAAATGGTTCAGCATGTACAATACCTAAATTAATAAGACGAGCCCATGCTTGTACAGTGGATACTAATCGTTTTTTTTCCTTTACATATTCACAAAAATCATTATAATTATGAGATGTTTCAACTAATTCTTTTGATAATTTCCATTCTTTTGAAAACATATAGCGTCTCCATATATTATTCCAAATAGTACCAATTTCAATAAAAGAATCTTCAGATAACATTTGATATATATTTTCAATAATTTGAATATACAATCCCTGGAAATCAGGTTGTTTTTGTAAATAACTCCAAATGATATCAATAAATAAATGTACATATGTCATGTCAAAAATATGTTTAATTTGTTTTAAAATTACATCGAAGTTATTATGGGTTAATTTATTGAGTAAGCCTTGAAGTTCCTTTTTTAAAATGGCTTCCTTACTTGAATCTTGAATACCAATTTTTGGACGTTCCAACCGTGTATGGAGTTGAGCTGGACGTTTTTTCGCATTATTTGAATTCCATCTAGGATTACCCGCAAATCGAGATGTTTCAATCTTTTCTTGAAAACATCCATAGTTTGCTAATAATTCTTGAATAAATATATTCCTCGGATGGATCGTTAATGTTGAAAAATTTATTATGGTATTTAAAGAAACAACTATGGGATCCATAGTATCCATATAAAGAACTATTGGCTTAACTTAATAAAAGAATATTACTTTTATATGGATTGTATTCAATGGGCGCGTACATCCTTATTTATTGATCCAAAGAATGAAAAAGAAAATGAAATTGATGTCATTTTAGATGATTTATACCATAATTACTCTGTTTATCGTACAATCATATTTTGTAGAAATAACTTTTCTATGCGTGAATGTAGCAAATCTTTATATAAACTAAACCTACAAACGATTCAATCACAAACTATTTGGAATTTACAAACGTTCCATAGTAGTTCGTGTCGTATTATACTGATTCCATTTGATTTATTATATAAATATAATACAACCATTTTTAAGTTAATCATAAAACAAAACTATTTAGTAATATTTAATGATTTATTAAGTTTACAAGAACAATTTTGTTTAGATATGCTAAAAATTTATACACCAGCGTTAAATTATTATATTTATATTAATTAGATCAAAACTTAAAGAATGAACGGAGTTCAAAAAATCGGTTTAACGCTACTTTTATTCACCATCTTCACAAGCATTGTATTCGTATTCATGAAACGCCATGAAGGTTTCGAATCCAAGGTTGTTCTTTCTTACTTCTACCTACCCAGCTGCGGTTGGTGCAAGAAATTCAACCCTGAATGGGACAAATTTGTTGCCATGGTTGAAAAAGACAAACTAGATATTGTTACTCGCAAAGTAAATGCTGAGGAGGCAAAAGAAGAAGTCATGAAAGAGAAAATTGAAGGATTCCCTCATGTCCATATTGTCAAAGATGGAAAACGCAAAGACTTCGAATTCAACCGTACCGCCGAAGACCTCATGAAATTCGTTAAAGAAAGCATGTAAATTATTAATTTATTGATTTATTTATATAATATTTTGTTTTTATATATTCGTACATTATACGATAGCCGTACATGATAGAGGTATCCATTTCTAATTTAGAAACATATAATTGAAACATATCATCAACAACTTTAATGGGTAAAAAATCTAATGGATTTTCTTCAATATTTATTAAATCAATAAAAGGCTTACTTTTATCTTTGTATTCCTTTAAAATATCAAATGTATGGCTGAATAAAATAGCCGCTGCTAATTGTTTAATATAAGCACCTGTATGATGTAATTCTTCGGTTGTTTTTATTGGATTAAACGATAAATTAATTGCCAAAACTTTATCTGTATCTACAAAATTAAAAATATTAATCGGAAGAGATAATCCAACACCACCATCTAGATATATTTTATCCATTAACTGAATGGGTTGAAATATACCAGGAATTGACATAGACGCGCATATTGCTTTCGCTAAATCAATATCTGGTGTAGATGTGTTGGATAGAAATTCATTTGTTAACGTATTTAGACAGAATACAGATAAATAAATATTTTTTCCTGTAAATTTTGCAAATTCTTGTAATGTAAAGGATGGGTGGTTTGTTTTTTTTAATAATAATTTATTAAACTTTATTTGATAACGTTCCATTGAATAAATTCCCTTTGTTTCCATTAAACTTAGAAGAGCATTTGGATCAAACGTATTTAACACTTTATCGGATAAAATATCATATATTTCTGCCTCAAATTCTTCTACGGATAAATTTAATGCGAATAATACAGCAAAGATAGCACCAATCGAGCAACCAGATATATATCTAATTTTTTTTAATAGATTATATTGTTTTAAATAACGATATATTCCCATATAAGACAATCCACATAATCCACCTCCACTGAGTATAATATGTGTATATTCTGGTAAAGATAAATGGTTCGCATTCATTTGGAGTAATTTATAATCCTTTCTTTAGATTAGGATTTTAAATGTCTAGACCACAGATTAGTTTAAATGAACTTTACCAAATGCGTAAAAAAAAAGATACCAATAAAAAAGTTGTATTTGATAAGGTGCTTGATTTATGTCACCGTCGTATTCGTAATATAGGTCAATTTGGTGGTATGAATACTTTTTTTGAAATTCCGGGTCTTGTAATTGGCTTTCCATTATTTAATATTTATGATTGTACAGAACATGTCATTGAACAATTACGTAAATCAGGGTTACTTGTTCAATTACTTCCACCACCTCATGTATGTGTTATTTATATTTCATGGGATCCTGTTGAATTAAAACCAAAAAATGTACAAAAAGCATTGGCTCCTCCAACAAATCAAACAGCATTACCTTCTTTTGCGAAAGTACCTCCGCGTATTACTACAAGAACAGAGCCAAAAAAAGAAGTACGATTTGAATATGCTTAAATTAATTTATTGAGATTGTTTTCACGGACAGATAAAATACTATCCATTGCTTGAATGGTACGTTTCATTCCTGTAAGTAACGCTACTTTATAAAGTTGTTCTAGTAAAAATATAATTAATAAACCGCTTGCTACAAATAATAGTAAATCCATCCAAAGGGCATTTGCTTGGGTGAAATTTTTGGGAATTGATAAACCTAAATGACGCTGAACATCTTTTTCAAAGGGTGTTTGTTTTCCATCATTACGATCAAATCCAGGTAATTCTTTGGGAGGGGTTTGAGGAGTTACTGGTAAAGAAGTAATTTTAGGCGCAGCTTTCATTTCATTGATTGTCATATAAGAGTCTAATTCTTCGTCAGCATATCCCGTAACTGAGTAATCCGCTTTGCGAGGTTCTTGTTTGGTGGCGGGCGTTGTTCCAGGAGGAGTATAATTTTCCATTTGCTCAAGCGCTACTTTTAGTGCTGCTTGGAACTTGGCTTTATCTACATCAGATATTGGGTATTCATAATTTGGTGGATCTAAAGGCGCGCATTTATCTTTTTTAGGAGCTTTTTGTACAGCCGCCGATTCAGCATTATTTTCTTTTAACCGGCTTGTAAATTTCTCAAGCGCACAGATGCCTGAATTTTTACAATAATAATCATAATCTGTTTCTTGTCCGCGATAAGTTAATTTTTCCCCGCCAAGACCTAATTGATCTTGTTTCGCCTGAGGTTTACTATCTTGAAATTTTTCGATTAAGGCATGTTCTTTACCTCGTTGTTCTACATAAGGATCGTATGGCTCAGCAGAAGCATTTGGTTCAAGAGGCATACAATTCTTCTTTTTTCTAGAAAATGTCGGAACATTGTATGCCTCTTGTAATGTACAATATTGGTACATATCTCTATCCATCTAAAACATTTTCTTTTTTGAAATAAAAGATGAATCTCTACGAGATCCTCCAAGGATTTTTACTGGGATTATTAAGTGGATTTTTTATATTTTATACTCTTCAACCCGCGCGCCCATATCCAGCAATAATTCTTTCGATGGCGGATCAACCATGGATGTTTATTCCATTATTTGCCCTTGTATGGCTATTTCTATATATTGATCAACGCATTGCTCTATTATTATTACTTATATTGATCATGATTGTTGTAGATATTGAATTTTTAGGTAAAAAATCTTATTAAATTTGTTTAATTTTTATAAGAGATATGGATCCAATTATATTAAATTCAGTTAGCATTTTTCTTGTTCAAATTGGATCACGGTTTTTAACATTTAATTTTACAGATGCCCAGAAAAAAGTGATTCAACATCCTTGGGGTCAAAGTATTATATTGTTCGCAATGTTTTACGTTGGTACACGTAATTTATTAGTGAGTACATGTTTGATTTTATTTTACAATTTATGTTTATATTTTTTGTTAAACGAAAAAAGTCACTACAATATTTATAATCGTAGATGGCTAGAAAAAGAAGGATTTGAAACTGAAAAGGTAATATCAAGAACAAAAAGTTATTCGGAAAATATTACACGATTAATTTAATATAAGAATTCTTTGGGATCTGGTTGTCCCCAATATAATTTAGAGGCATCTGTGCGAACTAAATTATTAACATTTACGATATAAATATATGTAAATAAAATTATTATTAAACTTGTAATAATTAATAATAAACTTATTATGCTAGATGTTTCAGGTAAATAAACAACCAATATAGATACTACACTGATTGTTATTAATAATTGAACAAAATAGTATACACGATAACGTCTTACTTTATTTTCTAAATCAATTACATTCGAAGCATTTACTAATTGATTTTTATTTTGATCTAAAACATCATTTTTATCTTGATAAAACTTATTTTCTTTTTGAATACTGTAATTCATTTCACCATAGCTATTGTATGTATTAATGAGTAATCCAATGTTAACTGTATTTGTTAAATATTGATGAACTGCTTTAGAAACCTCTTCTAATAAATTAGTACGAACGCTTATTAAATCACTGGATGCTTTAATTGCTGTGGATGATAAAGCTCCAGTTAATGTAATCGCACCCGCAAATGATTCTAATGTATAGCGATTTACTAAATATAAAATAACCATGGCGACAATACTAATGCTCGCAAGAATGCCTACAATTAATCGTTTAATACCTGGGGCTAAAGTTTGGCTGAACATTATTGACGTAATGCTAATAATTCCGACAAGCATGATAATTAAATAAATGTAATACAATACGGATGTCTTCTTTTCATATGATTTAACAATCGATAAACGGTCTTTTTGAATACGAATATCTGTCTTATTTTCTTTTAATTTAGTTGCGTGTTTCTCAATGCTTTCCTTATTTTGATGGTATGAAATAATACGTTTTTGCATATCTTTTTGAATAGTCGCAATATTGCTACCGACATCTTCTATAATATCATTTCTGGCAAAAAACATTTTGATACTATCATATGTTATATCATATAATGGAATACGAATGTTAGTGTTTACGCTTGTTAAACTTAATAAATAAAAGCCAATATAAATATGAATTAGCGCATCATATAAGTATAATATACGTCTTACCATTTCAATACGTGTAGTAGATAAGTCTACTTTAGCAATATCAATAATAGGTCTTACTAAATCTTCAATTTCTACTATGTTTGACATTGATAAAGATGTACGTGTAGATCCAGTGGTTTGAATTGAATATTTTAGAACAGGAGTGCTAATTGTAGCTACGGATGCTTGCTTACGAGAACGATAATCTTGGAATGTTTTCTCTTCTAAAATATTATAAGCTACGCGAATTTTATCTAAAATATTTAAAAGTGTTAATCCTCCACCAGTGGATGATGAAAATGATGTTCCGTATGCGGTAACTGTCCATGAAGATAATAATTGTGAATAATTATATTCTGAATTTGTTATGTTCGCAGCAGGTATTTGCCATCCAGTTTGCATTTGGGGTGTAACGGCGGCACCTGCTGCGGGTTCAACATAGTTAACTGATGTATAATTATTATTGCCTTTTTTAACAAAAATATTATTTATAGTCGCAGCATTTGCATAAAAACCCGAAGCGGGCACAATATTTGCTTCAAACTGGGAATAATCGAGAACTGATTTTAAAAATTTAGTATTATTAGTTACAACGGTTGATGCGTTTTTTCCTGTTAATTCAGTTTGTACATCTGAAGCAATAAAAGAGTCATTTATAAATTCTAATTTCTGTGCGATATCTGTTGTTGCCATTGATTTCCTTAAAAGAAAATAAGAAAAAGAATACGGATACTTATGATATTTTACAATTTTAAATAGATTTAAATGCAAATGCGATAATAATAATATTCACCGGATGTTTCTGAGTAACGTGTGATTCGAATAATATCACCCTGTTTCAATCCAATCCACCGAGATATAATATCCGTTTTTTGAATAAATGGCAACTGGATCTTTGTTTTTAGTTGAAGCTCCTCTATTAGTTTTTTAGCTTCTTCTTCAGTTAGTTTTTCATGTTTTGGAACTAGAAAATGTTTGTTAGGATTATACATTAGTTCTTTTGTTAAAAATATATGAATAAATCCTTGGTTTGCTTGAAAAGCCACGTCTTTTTGGTGAAGTGCTTGAAGTGTAATTGAAGGAGGATATTCACCTAGGATCATTAAAAATTTCTTTGTTTTATACATTTTTTCCATTTCTTCAAGAGTCATATTACGTATGTTTGCCCATAACTCTTTGAAACTATCTTTCGAGATCGCAAAAAAAAGCGTATAATTTTTAAGTTGAACTGATATTGATTCATTCATAAAACGATCCATTTTAACTTTTTCAATTTCGGTTGTCAATTCATTACCATCTTCCCCTCTTAGTTCAAGAAGCTCTTTAGCATGAAATAAAATACGATTAATATCCATGTTTTGTTCTTACTTTATATACTTAAGTTATAATTAATTTCATTTTTTTAAGCAATTATTCTATATTAGAATCATTCGCAACAATATAGCGAAGACCACGCCAACCTCGTCCATCTCCAGGATAAGCTCCATACATCTTTTCGAGATAAGCACGAAGTTGCATTCGATCGGGAATACGCTTTCCTTTTGGAATATTTTGATTTGTCCAAATCTTGAAATCTGTATAAGCTGCTTGAAGCATTACACTTTGATCTGTTTCGTCGTCTCTTACGATTCTTTCTGAAATATATTGTCCAATGATATCATTATTCTTCTTATAGCTTTCTGTCGCAATGCGCACTTCCATTGGCTCACTAATATTCTTGAGGTCTGTATTTCTATGAAATTCAATTAGCATTGATAGAAATGGATCTGCCCATCGATCAAAGTTGTTACTTAGTTCTGTATCAATTGGAAATTCTTTTACATTTTTAGGATCTGGTTGTTCACAAAATTTAGAATCAAAATGTAGTACACGAATACGACGCCAAGTACCACCATCATCGCTTGGTACTTCAGGCAACTCGTTACAGGTCATGATCATTTTGAATTGAGGTTTAAACTGAATAGGATCTTTGAAAAGTCCCCGACAAATAATCGTATCACCACCGGATAGTTCTTTCATCAAACCAATGTTTAGTTTTTCACCTTCCGATGGTTCCTGCATAACCGCAAAGCGACGACCACGAGTTCGCTCCAATTCAGATTGCGCAGCATTTGAGGCTGTTCGTTTCTGTGTTAGCAGGGCAATGGGAAGAATACAGTAATAATCTCCAATCGCTTTTTGTACCAATTCTAGAATTTTACTCTTACCATTTGATCCAGAACCTGTAAAGATATAGAATTTTTCATGACGAATACCACCATCCAAAATCGATGCGAAAACATCCATTGCGAATTTGCGAATCTGAGGATTGGTGAAAACTTGAGCCAAGAATCCTTGAATTTCTTTAATCTCAGGACTGCTCGCATTGTAAGCTGTATAATGACGATTTGTACTGAATGAAATATAATCGTCCGGAAGACCCTCGCGGAACTCATGAAGGCTTAGATCGTATACACCATTTTCGAACCCAATTAGATGTGGGCGAGAATCCAATAGTTCCTCGAATTTAGGATCTGTAAATAGAACTTTACAGACTTTAATAATGCTATCATTGTAACCCGCTTTTTTTAATTTAAGTGCGATTTCCAACAATGATTTGCTTCTATTCTGATAAGCCTCTTGGTTGTCCGGATGTAGAATAGATTGGGTATTCCAAAATGTAGAGCGAGTCGTAAATTTCTCACAGATAATTTGATAAATAATTTTACGCAATTGAAGACCATCCTTGGAACATTCCCATCGATGTTTATCTTCACGGAATACATACCAAATATCCTTGGTGGTGTAGCGATATTGATGTCGATACATTGTATAAACAACATTCGCAACATCATAATCGGCACCTTTTGTACCAGCTGCTCGGTCAATCAATTTGAGTACATTATCTTCATCAATTTTCTCATATTCAACTGGATTGTCTTTTTTTGCCCAATAACGAAGGGTTCCCATACTCAATGTGTCTGATCGCATACGATCCCAAATTTTTTCACATTCTCCACTGATATATTTATTGCTGACTTCCGAAAATTCAATCCAACTTGTTAGAAGACGGCTATCAATGTTACGAAGTGTCCAGCCAACCTTAATCCATTCTTCATAATTTTCAGCTCTTGATTTGTTCAAGCATTTTACCAATCGCTGTGAAATATCCAACTCTTCATCGCTTACATAAGTTCGAATCAGATTAATTGAATTTCCAAACACTTGTTGATGAAGAGAATCCTTTCGCTTATGAATCATAGAAGGCAAAATGACACGGGTAAATTCTTCAACCTCTTTGTTTTTATCTTCCTTGAATCCTACAACATCTCCGCCTTTGCGCATTGAAAGATATTGAGACCATTCCAGTTGCTTGGTGGCGGTTGGAAGTTCTTGAGAAACAACATTATCACTATCCGCGTCGTATTTATAAATAGATGTTACACGATAAGCTTCGCATTCCGGCTTGCTGCTTCCATACATTTGCCAGTTATTACGATCAATAATAGCCTCATCAATAATATTTTCATATGTATTTGTCAATGGAAGTCCTTCGAAAATTTTGGAACCTTCAGACAGGATACGATAACGAATAAAGTGCTGGAAATTATTGGATACGATCACTTCTGGGAAAATAATATGTAGTCCGTCTTTCAATTTACCTTTGTACTCTGTAGGTTTCGTTTTTTCCATCACATATGCGTTAAGAGTTTCATCATTCGATAGGGATAAATATTCATGAAACAATTGACAATATTTTTTTACAATACGCTCAATATCAAAAGTGGTATAAATGCGTGGTAGAACCTCTGGTTTTGGGTCAGGTATAGCAAAACGAAAATCTAGATCCACGCGAAATGGTCCGATTTCCTTCGGCTTCTCTGTAAGATGTAGTTGTGCGCCATTTATAAGAGCAGTTTGGTATTGGTTCATAAAACTGCTATAATCATTCTCTGAAACATATAGACTAACTTTAGGACTGCCGATCGATGTATGTGTATATTCATTACCTTTCTTGGTAATGTATTTTTGTAGAAATTTAGTATTTTCTTCTGAATTTAGGCGGCGGGCCATCTCCTGAATTCTATAGCCGGATTATTTTTAAGTTATTGACCGTACTTAAACTACGGTATTACTCAATTTTTTGGTAGGTATATACTATCTATGGTGTTTTAATATTAAAAGTATGATAATTCATTTTTTATTCTTAATATAAAATAAAGATGGCTTATTGTTCACCAGATAAAATTGATCATTACAAAGAATATAAAAGTTGTTTTGATAAAGAAACCCTTATACGTATTGCGGATTCATGGAATCGTTTTCATATTAAAAATCAAATAATGAATACTCATAAAATATCACATCGTAAATTATGGAATGAAATTAATGATCGTTTTATGCCCATTTGTGGTCGTGGAAAAGAAGTATGTTGGATAGACAAGTTAAACTTAAAGAATGAAAGTCGTGTAAAATCAGCATTAAGACCAGAAATGCCGTCTGAATGGGTAAATAATCCACATACATGGTTAACAAATTTTAATATTGAAGATGTAATGAAACAATATGAAAATGCATATACTAATTTTAAATTTTTAGGAGTTTATCCTGTCGATTTTCGTAGCCAAGCTTACAACACAGACACTACATGTTTATACCAAGAAACATGTTCTATTAATATGAAAAAAGATTTAGAAAAAGGTATTCAATATATTGGAATGATTGTTAATTTAGATAAATATAATGAATCTGGATCACATTGGGTTGCTTTATTTATGTGTATTGATCCTAAAGAAAAATGCTTCGGAACATATTTCTATGATAGTTATGCTGAAACACCACCTACAGAAGTTAAAGAGTTTATGAATGATATGGAAAAACAAGGAAACGCATTTGCTAAGACATTAAAGGTTCGACGTAAATTTAAAAATGAATATAATCATAAACGCCATCAATATGGAAATTCAGAATGTGGAATGTTCTCAATGGTATTTATAGTTAGATGGTTAAGTTTCCTAGAAAAAAATAATGCGACTACCTTAACTGATATTGTTTCACCAAAAATAACAGATGAAGATGTATTTAAATTACGAGAATTATTCTTTCGTCCTCGGGTTAAAGGAAACAAAAGCATAATAAATCAATGATGTCGCATTTTTTAACCAATGAGAATGGTCAATTTATTTTGGAATTATTACATCGTTTTTTATTGGATAAGTATAAATTTCGAATACAAAGTGTTATGAATGAACCACAATTACGTAAATTATTAGAAACAACAATGGTAACAATTTATAAAAATAATGATAAAAATACCCCCCTTGAACAATTAAATAAAATTACTATATCTGATTTAAAAGAATTTTTTAAAGAACGTTATTCTTTAAATATAGTAATTGATGTACCTAAAGAACCCTTAATCCCTATCCCTGAAGAACCTATATTAGAAACCGTCGGATTATCAGAAGATTCCGATTTTTTAAATAAAGTACAAATGTTAGAATTTCAACGTAAAACATTCCAAATACCCCCAGCAGCAGCTACAAGTCAAAATAATTTACCCCCAAATTTAGATTTAATTAATTCTTCCATTATAAATCCCTCCCCTATCCCACAAGGAATCCCACAAAGTATTTCCACAATCTATATGCCTATGCCCCCAAAAATAGGTACAGAAATTTTTATTCACTCTTGGCAACGCGAATGGATTTATAGTCATGGACGCGCAAGTTTTACATGGAATGGACCATTACCTAAAATGCAGGACACCCACGTTCGTATTGGTTGTTGGATGGGTTCAAGTAGTATTTTGACAAAAACGTCTTATTTAAATATATTAATCCAAGCTGCTGGGGGTGAACAACAGACTATTTCGCTTATTCCAACTTATACATGTGGTTCGCATGTTATCTATAAACCTGCTTTAGATACATTAGGATATATAAAATTATTTAGTCTTCCATGGAAAATTACATTACGAACAACAGACCATATTGAACTTGATTTGGGAAAAGATGGAGATGTATATGAAAAATATGAACGTCAATCAATAAATAATAATCTACATACTTTATTATATATTACGAATCCTAAAAATTATCATATTGGTGATAATATTCGAATAATGACAGTTCAAAATCAAACAATTATTTGTAATATAATAAATATTAATAAAGATACAATTGAAATTAATCAACCCGTTTACGATGCTGGATATATATTAAATTTTACAGAACAATTTTCTTTATTAATAGAGTTAACGTCTGGCGATCATCGTCCCATTCGTATGTAGCGTAATATGGTAAAAAATTGACACTTTAATTATATAAATTATTATAAATAAACCTTACATCTTACCCATTAATTTAATGAATGGATTTGCCTAACTTTCTTTTTCAAATCTTGGAAAAAGAACTCCAAGATATTCAATGCCAGCTGTTGGAGCGAGTGGCTAATAAATATTCGCTTGATTTAAATACACTTAAAAGTGAATTCATTAAACCTTTAACATTAGTTCCTCATCAGGGTGGGACAAAGATTAAAGTTATTCGCCAACAAAATTCGCGCAAAAAACCGGATAGTGAAGAACGATGTAATGCTCGTATATGGAATCGTGGTTTAGGAGGTCAGTGTAGTCGTAAAAAATGTAATGGAAATGAATTATGTAGCCAACATCAATCTGAGTTAGATAAACAAAAAATATTAAGACACGGATATTATACAGATGCTCCACCGATGTGTGTATTTTCAGGGATACATAAAACACTTTATAAGTAAATTTACATAATGGCAATCATTAGTACTAAGAATAACCATATAATAAGTGATACTATTTGAATACGGTACATCAAACGTACTCTAGACTCTTCATTCGTCGATTTTACACGTGAATCAGTGTTAATACTACGCATAATATAATAAATAATTAAGCCAAATGACCATAGTAATATAAGATATCCGTATACGTTTCCACTGTTTGCGTGGAAATTCACATAGTTGAATACTATACGTAAACGGTACATATCTAAATTGACCAACATAACAAAAGCAATAAATATAATTGAAAATAAACCTAAGTAACCTAATACGGCAACCACGAGTGTTTTAACGACACTTTTTTCAATTAAGTATTCAATTACGGAAAGGGTAATCAGGCGAATAAATAGGGATGCGAATACGAATACGACCTTGTCTTGTAGCGTAACTTTTAATACTTCACGAGGAATTAGGTTATTCATTTCCAATCCTTGGATCATATTGTAAGTGGCATTTTCTTCGGAACCTTCAGGTGGTTCTTTATTTTTTAGGTATTTTTCATATAGCTGATTGAAGGTTGATTTATCCCCAGAAATGATAGAAGCATATGCTGGATTGCTTGAATCCGCAATCTTATTGATATAGCGATTGTTTAGTATTTTTTCGAAAGCATTTAAATATTCAAAGATATTTGAAGATTTTGGAGGATTAGAAGAATCTCCATACATTTGAACACCTAAGTAATCATTTAATATATTACGTTTTTCTTTATCTAAACCACCTGATTGATAATATTTACCACCGCCTTTTACAGCACGCTGTCTTTGTTGTTCCTCTAATTTTGCTTTTTCAAGGGCTCTCTCTTGTCTTTTAGCTTCTTCTTCAATACCAGTTGCTTGTTGCTGGAAAACGTTTTTATAATATTCAATATCTTGTTCAAACACACGCTTGATCTCATTTATAGTTGGAATAAAGCCTTTGTATATTTCTTTATTAGGCGTCTCTGGAGTGATTTTTAATTTATTTAATTGAATATCAGTAATAGTTTTTTTAATTAAAAGTTTATTTGTGTCGGATTTATCGATTGTATCAATTTCACCTCCTTCCAATAAAAAATCTAATAATAAGCGATTTGCTTTAAAAATTTCACGTGTTTCCAATGGTTTTGTCACAGAGGTAATTGTTTGAATTAAACTATTAATATTTTTTATTACATTTCCGGTAGTATCTAGGTTAATTTTCTTAATTTTTTCAATATTATTTTTTAAATAATCATTTACACCAAGAATTTCTTTATCTGAGAAAACATTAAGTTTAGCTTGTTCTTCCTGTTTTGCTGCCAGTGCACTTCTTGCTGCTCTCTCCGCTACCGCTGCCGCATCATCTGTTGGTGCTGCTTTTGCTGCTGCTTCGGCTTTGGCAAGAGCATCTTTGAGTTGTATAATTTCGGGTGTATCTTCTTTGAAATTTTTATCGGCATTGACTGATTTGGAGTAGGTTTGATAGGTTTCACGAAGTATATTTAGATCTTCGCGAATGACACGGATTAACTTTTGTTGTTCTCTTAGTTTATCAACAATTGCGATCATTTGTTCAGGGGTTAATTTCGCGGTTTCTTGGGCTGATGCTCCACCCTTCATTAATAATATATCTGTTAATTTTTGAAGTTCCTGTTCTGTTAAATCCATACCTCCTCTAACTTTTGGAAGTGTAGGTATCATATTAAATAAATTTTTTAAGTTTTCTAAAAATTTAGGTTCTTGTAAATATTCTCTTAATCTTTCTTTATTATTGTTAAATTGTTTAAAATAAGTAGGTATTTTATTAGTTTCATCTTTATCCAAAGGGAAAATAATATCAATCCATTTTAATTTGTTATTTTCTAATTTTGTTAAATCTAATTCTAATATTTTTGCTAATTTTTCTGTATATTCTGTATATTTACCAGATTTGTCAACGCCATCGCTTGTAGCAAACTGTACATCATTATAAAAAGCATTTATAAATAAATTGTCTTTATTGCCTTTTATAATTAAATTATTAAACATTGTTTCATATATAGATGATATTAACTTATTTTTTTGATATAGTCGCAAAGCTGAAATAAATTCATTCTTTCCATAGGATTTTAATAAGTAATATTGTTTATCTCCTGTATTTATTGATTCAAAAATATTAGCATTCATAAATGCTAAAATAACTGCTTTTTTTACGGTAGGAGTTATTGTTTCATTTGATGTTACGTAATCAATTATTTCTGATAATTCATCTGTTTTGTTTTCTTTAGTAATTACAAAATAATTTATAACATTACTAATTATAGTTGAAATATCATATGTTGGAGAAGGCGGTGTCGGTAGTCGTATATCATCATTAAACAAAGGATTATTTAGTCCTAGTTCTGCGTTAGGTGCTGCTGATTGCGCTGATGGTAATGCTAATGTTTGTGCTATTTGTTCGGATAGTGTTTGTTTCGGAACATATTGTACTGGTAATGGTTCTGCCTCTGTTTGTAGTGCGGCAGGTGGTTCTTCAGGTGCTGTTATTTCTGATTGTACTGGTACTGCCTCTGTTTGTAGTGCGGCAGGTGGTTCTTCAGGTGCTGTTATTTCGGATTGTACTGGTTCTGCCTCTGTTTGTAGTGCGGCAGGTGGTTCTTCAGGTGCTGTTATTTCTGATTGTACTGGTACTGCCTCTGTTTGTAGTGCGGCAGGTGGTTCTTCAGGTGCTGTTATTTCGGATTGTACTGGTTCTGCCTCTGTTTGTAGTGCGACAGGTGGTTCTACAGGTGCTGTTATTTCGGATTGTACTGGTTCTGCCTCTGTTTGTAGTGCGACAGGTGGTTCTACAGGTGCTGTTATTTCTGGTTCCACATTCGTTTGTAGAGCGGCGGCTGCTTTATCCGCATCTTCTTGAATTTTTTGTTTTGCTGCGGCTATTCTATCCGCTATTTTTTGATCTAATAATGTTTGATCAGCTTTTTTAATCTCATCGAAAGCCTCTCGCACTTGTTGTGCTTTTAATTGTTCTGCTGCTACATCTTCTGGTTCTGGTATTTCAGGTGCTTTTAAAGTTTCTGGAAGTGTCTCTATTAACGCACCAATTGTTTTATTGATATCTCCTTCAATTAATTTATTAAATCCAGGGGCTTCTTTAACAGCTGTAACAGCATCTTCAAGATTTGATGAAGAAACTGGATTCGCTTTTTCACTAATTTGTGTAATTAATTCTTGAATTATAGATGTTAGTGCGGTGTTTAATTCTTCATTTGATTCTCCAATCGTTTCTTCAATTGTTTCTTTAACATTAACTATGTTTTGAATGATACCAATTAAAGTGTTTATTAATTCTTGTAATGTTAAATATATTGCTAATTGTTGTTTATTTTCATCATTTGGTTCTAAATTATTTATTGCTTGTAAATTAGCATCAGTTAACTGAACTAAATTATTTACAACCGAATTTAATTGTGATAAATCAGATGTTGTACCATTCGCGGTTATACCATCTGCTGTTATTTGGGATCCATCTGATTCTGGGGCTACTTTAGAAGATTTTCTTAACCTCATAGCCATATTAGAAAACCAACTAGATTTACCTGATTGTGTAGCATCAGTTTCACTATTATTTAATTGTTTGTTTAAAAATTCCTCTAAACTTTTTAAATCTGAATAATATTTCCATACATTATTATCATCAGCACCACCTTTATAGGTTAAGCCAACATTTGTGAGTATATTATTTAATTGTTTATCAACTCTAGTAGAATTTTTGTCAGATGATAATAGTAAATAAAAACCATAAATTAAACGTTTCATTTCTTTTGTTTTTTCATTTGTATCAATATTTTTAGTTTCAGCTGCTTCCTTTAATTTTTCTAATAATGACATATTTTCACCTGGCATAACATTTGATAACATTTGTAAATATTTAACTCTTTCTGGATACCATTTTGATATTAATTTAGTTATAGCCTCTTTCTTTTTAGTTATACCTCCTTTACCTGTTGTAATAATGTCAGCCCATTTTTTTTTTAAAGCATCAACATCACTAACAATATTCATAATATCATTATTATATACCTCTTTTGTAATAACTGTAATATCTAAAGGTAACAATGGCTTATTTTGAATACTACGTTGCTCTTGTAAAATTTCAAGAGCTTTTTTATAACGTTTATAATTAATATCTGCTAATTTTGTATGCTTTATTTTAAATTCGATATAATCCTTTGTATCTTGTTTTTGATTTTTGTTATAAATTTTATTATATAAATCATATGTTGATTTTAAATCTTTAATCGCAATTTCAGGATTAATAATAAAGTTATCATCAGGTTTAAGTTGTGTATTTATAACATCAATAAATTGTTGTATATTAGAATTATCAGCATCTTGACGCCCAAAATCTTTAATAAATATATTATTTGTGTCACTCAATAACAAATCCTTATCAAAATTTGTTGTTGTTGTTGATTCGCCCATATGGTTTATTACACTTACTGAATAAAAATAAAATTTTTTAGACTTTTAGAGCGACAATGGATGTTAAAATCCATACATACATTGTAAAACGACTAACACCGTTCAATATCGTTCTTTTTTCTACAAAAGTCATACTGTCTTTTTCAAACTCTCTATATTCCCGCACAACAAACGGAATTGGAATTAACATTAAAATACATAATAAATGTAACAATATTCTTACAACACCTTGTCCATCTTCCGATTTTGTATAAATATAATAAAATATCATACGGAATATTTCATCGTCTTCTTTCGCATTGGTTAAAATATATAATAATAAAAAGATACATATGTACACACCAAAATACAATGAAAATCCCTTTACGAATGTATTCACAAAATTGGTATGAACTGCCCATTCCAGCATAAACATTGAAATTGCGCGGATAATATAGGTTGCCACTATAAATATTACTCTGTCAGTCATAGTTACTTTCTCAATTTCAGGTGAAAATATAGGATCTTTCTTGTAGCGTTCTATTTCTTCATTTGTTATTAAACTTTCATCAATTTTACCATCTTGAGAAATAGCTGCAGGTGTAGTCGTTCCAAAAATACGTTTTTTCAAAGAATTATCTAAGTTTGTTTTCTCTTCTTCAGAAGTGGCACCACCTTCAATAACAGTATCTAGAGGATTTGTTTTGGGGGCAGTATCATTTTTATTTAAATATATTTGTTTCGCGTTATCATAAGGATTTTCGCGCATCTTAGCATTTAAATTTTTTAATTCAATTAACATCTTTTTACGTTCAATGATTGAATCTAGCGCATCTTTAACGTTAATTTCAGCTGGATTTTGAAACTTAGGATCAGTTTTAGGTGTTGTTAAATAAGTTGTTAATAAACCTTTATTTTCAGAAGTTATATTTGAAATATCATTTAAATCAATATCGTTAGTGTTTGATAGTTTTAAAGTGGCTTTCTTCCCTGTAGAAAATGCTTTCTTTGCTTCAATTAATTGATTTAATGGAATACTTGCGTATACGGGTTCAATTGTATTGCCTTTTATAGTATTTTGTAAATCATTAATTTCAAAGCGATGACGAAGAAAATAGCTCTCAATATCACGCATTGATTTCTTAGTTTTATCATTCTTTAAACGTTCAATATTTTCTTTTGAAAGTAATGTTTCAACAATTTCTGGATTGGATGACGTAATACTTTCAAGTAGTTGAATGTAAAAATTATAACGTTCCGGATATTTATCATATAAATCAACAAAAAAATCGCTTGCTGAACTACTTGATTTTGGTAATCCAATAGACGTTAAATCATTTAATTTAAGTCGAATATCTTTTAAAAAATCAGTAAATAGACTCATCGTCTCCCTTATCTTTTCGTATAGATTTTTTTATAGCCATAAATCTTTAAAGAACCAACCTATCGCTCCAATGACAAGTAATAAACAAATCATTATAATTGAAACAATACCTGTAAATTTTTCCCGATTTGCTTGATACATTTTATGAAATAATAAATAACCAATAATGATAAATAGTACAATTGATAATTGATTCATACTATTGAAATATTTAACAACAGTATCCTCCATAATAGTATCTTTTCTCAAATCTTGTAATAGAGATCGTATTTCAATTGGAATAGTATTATTTAATTTATAACTATCATTTTGTAATATAAATCTTTCAACAAGTGATTTTACTTTATTGCAATTAACCCCATTTACACATAAAGATCCTCCTCCTGAGCCACATAATGCTAATGTATCACAATTAAAAGAATTATCAAATATAGATGCTTTTTTAAATTCATCTTTTAAATAAATTTTAACGTAATTATCAAAATTTGTTTTTCTTGTACTTGGTAAACTATTATAAAAACGTAAGAAATCGTATTTTAATGTAATAATGTTTTCCCCCGTCAAATAAATAGGATTAATAATCTCATAAAGCTCTTCTGGGATAACGATATTTCTTATTTCAGCCATATTTACACCATTTAATACATAACGATAAAGCTTGTTATAATAAGGATTTGTTTCTTCTTTTGTAAGGGTTGATGGAGTTTCCGATAAATTATCAAGTGCTTTTATATTATTTCTTAAATTATTTGAAAATAATGTATTTGTTAAATTTTCTCTAATTGAATAATTTAACCCAGTTTTATCATTTGTATTTATTTTACCTCCATAATAACCGTTAATATTTACATTTAATTCATATACTGTATTTGTAATATAAATAATAAATAAACTAGTAACTATGAATATTGTCCACACAGAACTCATAACTGTTTTATAATATTCATTGGATGTATAATTACTAATATAATATTGTAATATTACGATCGTTGTTGCGATTCCGATTAACATTCCAATCTGTCTTTTTAATAAATTACTTTTAATATCATCATTTAGTTTTTCTCCTACACGAAACAATACTCCTGAAAATGGATTAATCGTATTTGATTCATCATTTTTATAATAAAAAGTTAACCATAATGTTATTAATGTTATTAATCCGCCTATCATTAATCCATAACCAAGTGTTAACGTAACACCGCTAATATTATTATATATAGTCTTATTAACCATCGCAACAAATAGTATAATTAATATCATTAGTACGGTAAGTAACCAAAAGAATAAGTTAAAAATATTTTTTAATTGATTTTCAACACCATCTTTATTATTTCCAATATAAGTTTCATATATTTTCGCACGTGCTGATTCACCTTCTAAATAAAATTCTCCACATATATTTTCACCTGCCTTTCCTGCCTTATATGCTGTATGTAATTTAAAAGAATTTACGATCATTATAATCCACGAAATTGCGACTACAATAAATAATATAATTACAATAAACGCAAAAATTAGACGTAATTTATCTTCATTAGAAGTATCCATTACCTACTAAACTCTAAACTAACTTTAGAAAGTTTTACAACGAAGAACGTACAAGCATTAAAATAACTATTAATATCATTAAACTGATAATTAATCCATAAATTAGTATGTGACGTTTTTCTTGGTATTGATATAAAGTATGGTAAATTTGATAAATGATTAATATAGTTATAATCCACAATGCTGTTTGGTTTGCTTTTAATTGTTTATTTAATGACTCATATGGATTATGTGTATCTTGGCGCAATGTATAATAATCTGCCGCTTTTGCATTTTTGGAATTCACATCAAACCCTGTAATTAATTCAATATCCGATTTAACATTTTTACGATCATTATTTACATTAAATTTCATAAAACGCATTAATTCGTTAACATTAATTTCAATTGATTTAGTTTCATTATCAGATACGACCTCTTTTTCTAATTTTTTCTGTATTTCATTTCGAATTTCAAATTCCGAATAAAAGGGTATTTTTAAATAATTCGTAACTTCGTGATAACTACGGTAACGTTTCATTAATGATGAAATTAACTCTTGAGGTAATTCAGCCATTCTATTTATTTTATTCGATGAAGCATTTACAGTATCTTCTGGATTCTCTGGATTATTAAAATAATTAGTTAATTTTGTTTTTAATTTATCATATGCGTCAATATAATTTTTTATAGTTGAATTTTTAGTAAAATTATTCGATGTAAATGTGATTAATAATATTATACTACTAATTAAAATAATAACATTATAATCGATATTTTGATTATTAATATTCTGTATAACTCCCAAAATAAAAGATCCAATTATAAATACTAAACTAACTGTTATTACCAATCCTGATAGATATTTATAATTTTTACGTTTATCTTCGTTTGAAGATTTAAAATCATTATGTAAATTCATGGCATTATAGCGTACAGTTTCAATTTCAAGTTGTGAACGATTACATGCGGACTGTTGTAAATAATAAAATTGTAAATCTTTATCTATATTCATTATCAAAGTAAAATACCATAAATAAAAACCTAAAAAAGCTATTATTAAAAATATATTGATAAATACAATTAATATATCTAATTTATTAATTTCCATCTCTTTACTCGTTCTTTTTAAATAAGGATGTTATTTTATTCCAAATATTTAGTAATATGGGTTGAATAATTACCCATGCGCTCATAATATTTTCTTTATACATACTTCCCACCATCGCAAGGAATATAAATGAAATCAGTAAAGTAATTATTAAATAGAATAATAACTGAGTTTTCTTTTTAGGTAATTTTAATAATTGAAGTAAATTACGATTTAAATCTAAAATACGCGAATTTACCATTATACGGAATGATCTTTCTTTAAGATCTTTAAAAATTCCATTTTCAACAAATATAGGCGATTTCTTTAATAAATCTTTCATTACCACATACATATTTGGTATAAATACATTTTGTTTATAATAAAAATATTTAATTGGATCAATTTGTTGAAGTTTAATTTCACGAATGGTAAATATTTTACGAATTTCTTCGAATACTTCATCATTTTCAGAAATATTACTTTTATAATAATTGTATAGACTTATTGTAAATATCATTTTTGCTAAACTATATTCAGTTTGTTGAACATTCATTATTGATATGAGTCTGGTAATATCATTTGTAATCATTGCCTCTAAAAATTCAACATTTGTTGTTAAATTATTATAAATATAGTCTTTCATATTATTAATTTTTCCTTGTGTGCTTCGTAAATCTGGTTGTATTTTTTCTAAAAATTTAGATTTATATAATGAACTTAGCACAATACCAGCCGTTAAAACAATAATGATCGTACCAATATTCTTTGGTTTTTCAATTGTATCTGTAAATTCTTGATTTTTTAGAATGGCTAATAATTTTAATGCTAAGAAAGAACCGATTTGTAGTCCAACAACAACAAAAAACAATCCAGATGTGCGGAACATTTGTTTAATTATTGTTTGTTCTAAATAAATATTATAGGGTTCATTTATCTGATCATTTGTATTATACTTTAGTGCTTCAAATTCAGATGTGTTTTTGTTAAATAAATTTGGATCAAATATTAAAAATTGTTTTTGTTTTAACTCGCGTGAAATATAAATTATTATATCTGTAAATGCTAAAATAAAAAAGGATACCATTAAAATGGAAGCAATTAATGTAATTACATCGTATAATATTTGAAAGGCAGCACTTAAACTTTTTAAATCAGGTGCTACGAATGGTGTAGGAACATCTGAAGAAGTTGAAGCTACTGGACTTGTAGCAGGTTCAGGCGTATTCTCAGGAGTAATAACTGGTGTATTATTTACAATAGGTTGATCGCTATATGAAGGTGCTGCCATAGATACATCCATATTATCATTTATAGTTTCAGATGGATCCTTTTTAAAGCGCCCCATGAATGATTTAGCTCTATCCAAAAGTTTAGGACTTTCAGGCTGTTGTGGAGCATCTATATCGTTTGTAGGCGATTCGGTTGAAGGATTTTTTTTGAATTTATTACCTAATCGTGAAAATAAACCTGGACTAGAACCAGTAACTGTTGGAGTGTCAGAAGATACTGAAGGATCTTTCTTAAATTTATTACCTAATCGTGAAAATAAACCTGGACTAGAACCAGTAACTGTTGGAGTGTCAGAAGATACTGAAGGATCTTTCTTAAATTTATTACCTAATCGTGAAAATAAACCCGGTTTGGTAGAAGCAATTGGTTTAACTGTGTTTGATGGATTAATTGATTTAAATTTATTGGCAGATTGAACAGCTTTCGCGAGTGCTGCGAATTTAGCACCTCCAGATTTTTTTTTATATCTATGTGATAATTTTTTAGAAAAATTACGATGTTCTAAATACATACTATCCCTTATCGTATGAAAAGAAAAATGATCTATACTCCTACACCAAACACGGCAAGTTGCGCCCGTGTGGAAACTTTATCAACAATCGCTCTAAACCGCTCTCCGTCAGAGACAAAGTAAGATAAACCTAATAGTGATATAGTTTGAATGGTAAAATTTGTAAATGTTAACATTAAAAATGGTCTTAATGAGTCTTCAGGGTAAAGTGAATTTGCTAGATTATTGGTTTGGATAATCCATGAATAACATTCATCAAAACCTTGTTTAACCAATAAATTATTTGAATCAATTTTTTTAGGTAAATACTGTTTAATTAGTTCAGATATGTCTTCAATATATGTACCATATCTATTTAAATACCCTGCCGGATTACATTTATTTAATAATAAATTCATAGGGCTGAAAATTTCTAAAGCTCCTTTAATTCTTGGATTACGAATACCTATTTTATGATAATGATAATATAATGTTAATGTATAAAATGCTTTAGCATATTGATCTTTATCCGCTTTTGCTGGTAAATTAGATAAAGCATCTCCAAATTTGGTTACAATACTAATAATATCAGTTTGGGGATTTCTTAATAAATTTAAAAACTTATTATTTCTGAATAATTTACTACATACATAATTATTGAAAGTATTTATTCTAGATCTGACTGTATTTGTCTGAAATCTTGCCTTGAAATAAAATATACTGAACCCAAGTAAAATTAATACATTGTGTGCTACTAAAATCCAAGTAGTATATTTAATCATTGAAGGAATGGGTGTAGCTGATTTTAAACTTACTATAACAATTCCCATTATACCTAGTAATAATAACGATAGTAGAGGTAATACAATAAATAACCACATACTATATTTTGATAGTTTGAAAAACTCAGTTGATAACATCGCATCAAACTCGAGAGTATCCATGTTTAATGGTGTTGTAATTGCCATCCTTTGTATGATTGTATCCATTATAGAATAAAGGTAATAGATTGATAATAATATAGTAAAAATACTAATTAATAATGCGAATACAAAAAATATAGAAATCCATGGGCTTATTTCGATAATAGCGCTAAAGATATCTTTAATAACATCCATGAAAGTCGGTTTATTTGTAGAACTCATTGTAAGCTATACCTCTTAAAATAATGCAATTATTATTTTTACATTGATTTAATAAACCAAATGATAAGAAGTACTGCGATTGGATAACTAATGCGAACCAAAACTTCCTGCATAGTTGTTAATAATGAATTCGAGATGTATGTAGATAAATAATGATTGCATACATGATCGGTAGCAATTGCTAACAATACGATTAATGATAAGACAACTACTTTTAAAACTTCATAACGTTTTTGAGAAACGCGATCCCAAAAAGTTTCAGTGGGCACATATTGCTGTTGAACAGATGGTTCTTGAGCATACATAGCGGGAGGTGGTTGGTACGCTACTTCCGTAGGTTGTTGAACAGAAACCATTTGCTTAACAGGCTTTCCTTGCTGGGTCATTTCTGGCGCGGGAGGGAAATTTTGTTTCATTGCTGGCATTTGAGGGGCGTTGGTAGGATATTGAGGCTCATCTATCATTCCATAAACACTCATTAAATCAGCCATTTTATTGTTATTCTACACAAGGAATATATTTTTTATTAGTAGAAGTATGAATACAAAAATTATCCCTCAAATGAAATATAAATTAGAAAAACAATTAGAATATATCGAGGAAATTGCTGAAAAAAAGAATGAAGAAATTGAAAATTATTATTATAATAAATATTATTATCTATTTGAATTATTAATTAATTTTTTAAAAAAAAGAGACATCCTTATGTACGGAGGAAGTGCTATTAATGAAGTATTAAAAAAGAAAATTTATAAAAAATATGAATTACCTGATATTGATATTTATTGTTACGAATCATCCAAGTTTATAAAAGATATCATTCAATATTATAAATCAAATGATATTATTATCATTAGTGCTAAAGAAGCTTTACATGAAAATACATTTAAACTATATACCGAAGGAATTCAAATATTAGATATAACAAATGTATCAAAAGATGATTTTGCGAATCTAAAAAAAAATAGTATACAAACGTCTTTAGGTATTCGATCAGTAAGTATAAATTTATTAAAATACTCGATTCATGCTTTATCATCTCAATCGTATGATGCCTTCCGCTGGTCAAAGGTATATCCTCGTATGTTACAAATATATGAAGAATATCCGCTTGATTTACCGTGTAAATTAAAATTAAATGATTATTATGTTAATATTCCGAAAGAAATTGATGAAAAAATCCAATATTTTATTAAAAAGGAAAATGTACCTTCATTCGGATGGGATACCGTAAGTACATATTTAAAAGATGATCCATTATATCGTAAGATATCAGTAAACATAGATGGCTTACCAATTAGATATGTAATATATGATGGGGATATTAAATTAATCGCTAAATTATTATTAAATGAATGTGATGATATAAATCTTAAGATAGTTGAAACATATAAAGGTGATTTACATTTACCTTCGTATGTTACAATTGGTTATAAAGAGGAAAAATGTTTATATATATTTAATACAAATGTTTGTTTATCAGTTGTAGATGTTAATGCGAATAAATTATTAAGCATTCATAGTATTATTACATTATTCTATGCGATGTATTTTTCAAGTAATTCAAATGATTTATTATGCGTTATTCAAATGTTAACTGGACAATTATTTAAAAATTTACTTAGCCGCAAAAAATTATTTAATAACTTTAGCTTAGTTTGTTATGGAAAACAAACAGGGATTGTTACATTACGTAGAGAGAGAGACCTACGTAAAAAGAATAAAAATCTGTTTAAGAAATAAAGAGGATTTCAAATGGGCAAAACATTTTATTCAACAAATGTTCTTTTAGCGATTATTTTATTCTTAGCGGTTTTGTTAATGTTAAATACAATTTACGGATGTAAATACCCTCGTTTCATGGAACGTTTCGAAGACAAAGTAATGTCGGAAGAATCTGGTGAACCCGTAGATGTTGTAGATGCTAAAGAAATAAAAGAAAATGGTGATAAACCAACCGAGGAAGATCTTAAAACTATAATCAATAAAATAAAATCAGATGTTACAATTAAAACTGACGGAGAAGTACCAGTCGCAATATCAAAAGAGTCTACTGAAACTAAAGCACCCACCAGTGAACAAACGCAAAATTTATCTCCAAAGGAAACAGAACTTTTCAAAGCAATTGTAAATGATAAAATGTCTACTCAAGATTTAGAAAAATTAGTAAAGGCGGGAATTGTTACCGAAAATACAATTGAAAAATTTTTAAATGAAATGGATAATTCTAAAAAACCATTAGAAGGAGCTGAAATGGGTGATTCAGTAATTGAAGGTTTTTCTTGCGGACGTGATTATGCTACCTTTTAAATCTATAAAATTTGAACTTTTTATTTTTATAATTTATAACTATTATGAAGTCTATGAACTTTCCAGAAAAACTATTTGAAATACTATTTAATTTATTAATTAAACAAAATAAGCGTTTATTATTGGAAATATCTATTCGGGAAAAACAATCTTATGATGATTTATGTAGGCGCTATTTGCCAACCAGAAAACAATTTAGAGTATTTATGAATAATCAATCCTCTTCCGTGTCTTCGCTTTCTAATTTTTCTTGAGAATTTACGATATCATCTTCTTGAATATTTAAATCATAATATTGTTGAACATTTCGTTGGGCAACTTGCCATGGTAAATTTCGCGATTCAGCCATACGGTATTTATCCATAGTATCTCTGTTGTAATCCACTTCTTCATCATCACTTTCTTCTTCTTGATCTGCTTGTTGATACATATATCCCATAAAGTCCCCTGTATAATTGGTATTAATAATTGAACGTTCAAATGTTTGCTTCATAACAGGTTCATAGTACTGAATACCAAAAGTTATATTATGATTGACTCCTTTAAAATCGTATAAACGACCATCACCTGTCTCAAAACGTAAAGTTAATCGTGTTAAACGACCTACAGGATGAAATTCACGATTTGGTATGCTCGCAAAATCAATACGCTCTTCTCTGTATCCAACAACACCTAATTTTATTTTTGCAATTCCCAATTGATGATTGGTATAAGCAAGAGAACGGTAACTATTTTCTTCAATCTCTTTACAACGTATAATCAAATAGGGTTCACCAATCAAAGAATAAATTCCAGGGGCTTTTATACGGTGATATTCGTTTGTTATTTCGATACGAATAGATACTTGATAATATACATCGTTTTCTAAATCATCAATTGATTCCCAGATGGATCCATTAAAGCTTTTTAAAGTCGTTATCGTTTCTAGAACATCATTGTAATACATTGTAGCGTTAGGTAATTGATCGAATACAATCCAATAATATGTTTCACCCTCTAATGGAATTGATAAAATAGATGAATCTGACAAGGTTCCGTCTGTAAAACTAATTGCGATGGATTCGGTTTGAGATATAGGTACACCAGAAGGTTGATTATTAACTTCTGTTTGTATGGTAAAATCTACAATTGAACTTGTCGATAATTCTGATGTATAGAAAGCCGAATAGACACGTGTTAAGTAGGTTTTATTGGGTACATAAAAGCGCTGGGCAACTTTACTGGTTAGAGGTATTGAGCGTATAACACTTCGAGGTCCTTCAAATATGGTTACAGTTGTGCCTTGAGCTTCTGTAAATGGTAAATCAACACTTTGATATAATTGATAATTAGTCGCAAAAGGTTCCACTTTATTTGTTAAAAGTACGGCGGTTTCGTATGGCGGCGGTAAACTATTAATAATTACTTCACGTGATAAACCCTTTTTAAAATCACGATAAATAGATATAAGTGTGTTATCGGTAACTTGTTGATCATATACAAATCCAGTGTAGTTTTTGTCTAGATCTGTTTTTATTCGTTCACTGTCTTGTATATAAGTATCAAAACCAAGGGACTCGCTGATTGTTGAGCGTTTCATGTCTAGTATAAAGGGGTAAGGACAGTCAAATTGTAGGCGATTTTTAATATCAGGAGGATTACTTAACGTTGATGTGGTAATTGAAACATTTGAATTCGATAAATTAGAATTTAATGGCATATTTAGAGAGAGATTTAATGTATTTAGGAGTGTTTGTACGGTATAATCACCTGGATCAATTGTTGTTTTGAAAAAAGAGTCAGATGATAATTGATTTAAATCAAAATTAGATGAATAAATAAAATAATAAAGGGTATTGTTATATTCATCAATATTATACATTGTACGTGGTATAGAGGCATCTAAAACATTTAATCCAATGACATTAAAAAAGGGTTGGGAAAACTCAACGATATATTCAGAAGGTGTTGGATAAGCAAGCTTGTTACGATCTTTGCTATTTACTAAAAATATATAACTTTGTTTTTGACTATTTTTTTTTAAATAGTCCACATCTTCAATGGGCATCTTAGTTTATGGAAACAATAAATTGTTTGTTTAAACCGTAAATTAAATATTATAAATAGGTAAGCTTGACGGATGATACCTGTAACATTGGCGTATATCATCCTCTTATTATTGATAGGGATACAGCAAAATAATATAACCATATTGGTATTTACATTTAGTTATTTCATATGGATGCTTATTTTACAACCCTATTTGAATAATAATTCTGCATTAGAATTGATTAGTATTGCGGTTGTCATACTTGTAGGAATGGTATTAAATAAAATAAATATTGTTGAAAAATTTGCGGATTCAGATATTCCGTCAAGACCTTGTAAAGTATATTTTACAAATAATGTTACTGCGTGTGATAAAGGCGATTTCCAATTATCAGATATTGAATTTAATCAAATTTTAGAAAAAGCAAAACAAGAAGCAAATAGTTATCGTTCATTAAATCCTCAAACATTTAAATCTAATCAAAATACATTAGCAAATCCAGAAGTGAAACTATATGAAAATGCGAATTATCAAGGAAAAGAATGGATTCTAGGTAAAGGAGATTATCCATGGATTCCGAATAATGGTATTACAAATGATGCGATTTCTTCAATTAAAGTTGAAAAAGATACACGTGTTTATTTATACGAACATAGTAACTATACAGGACGTGTTTTAATTTTAGATGGACCTGTTTATTTAACTGAATTACTTTCAAAAAAATTTAATGATATAACCAGTAGTATAAAAGTTACATATCATCCATTAGCATATTATAATTATTTATTAAAAATTCGATCTGAACGTAGATCTTTAAATTCGATATGTAAACAAGAATTCCCAGGATGGTTAGAAGTCGCATCTCATCCAATGAAAATTCCAAATGAGTTATACAACCGTGGTAATTTAAGAGATTGGGGATTTTGTTATAAACCTTTATACGATGTTAATTCAAAAGAGATATACAATGTTGAAAGTGTAGCATCCAAGTTTGAAGAATATCGTACTAATTTTGGAAAACATAAATTGGTTGAACCCGATGAAGCCTATGTACCAACTCCTGAAAATAATAATTTACCTTATAACTTAACCAAACCAGAATACATACGTATATTCTTTAAAAACTTTTCTCCTGATCCACCTGCGACATGTGAAAATCCAGTTGTTGATTATCTTCCAAATTATCCATCATTATCATCTCAATATGGTTTTGAATTTGGTATTAACTCACCCTCTATAAATAAATATACCGTTTCTAGTTTTAATATTATTCAAACAAGTTCAGCAATAAATGGTTATCAATTTATGTATGATGGAACATATAATGTACCAAATTATAATACATTAGTATCATTATTATTTGATTATCGTCGTGAAGGTACTCGTATTATATTAGTGCCAAAACCAGATACATCTGTAAATAATCAATATTTTGCTTATAAATTTTATATAGATATATGTGGAAAATTAACGAATAAGGGGGCGCCTGAAAAAGTCACCTATAGTTTTGCTAATAAAATAAATAGTATTTCAGAGAAAAATAAAGTAGTTTATGAAGGAAATTATCCATTTAATGTTACTGAACCAAAATCAGGAATAAATATTACAAACTATGATCCAGTCAAAATAAATGAACAAAATATTAAACTTCAATCGATTATTCAAGAAAATCTAGGAAAAATAGAAATTGAAAATTCTAAAATAAATTTATTAGCTGAAGATGTTCCAGATAGACAAGAGGGTTTAGTAAGACAAATATATAAATTACCTCAGGATTTTAAAATTAAAAATACAGAAGAAATGGATGCATTAGAATCGAACTTAGAAATTATAAGGGATTCAAATAAGATAGAATATGATACATTTACTCATGGAATATGGCAATACCATTATGATTTACCTGTAAGACCTTATGGAAACGTAAATTATGGTACATATCAAACATATAATGGATTTTTACGTATTAAAACGCCTGGAGAATATCAATTCCGTTTCTTATTATTTGATTCAGCAACATGGAGTGGAATTGAAAATGCCCAGGTTCCATTACGTTATTCGATAGATTTTATGATTAATGGTCAAGTAATGTCACATTTATATTATTGTTCAAAGTATGATGAATGTTTAAATACTCAATCAAGTAAAACGTGCGATCGTAATGCGTTATGCCGTTTCATTCCATCATGGTATCAACATGCGGATAGAAGAAATCAATCTCATCATATAATTGGCTCAATCAAAATTACTGAACCAATCAATTCTATTAAAATTCGCATTGTTACTAACGCAAATCTAAATGAATCACCTTATTGCCGTTTAATGTATAAACGTGTAAATGATCCCCAACCCAACTATTTTAGATTAATTCGATATGTATGGAATAATCAATGGAAAAGATATGATGATGATATTATATTTTATAAAAAATCGGATTATACACCAGAAACAAGAACTAAATTTTTATTAGAAAAAGATAATTTTCAAATGACGGATAGAGTTAATTTAAATAATCAAATGATTCAAGGGGTACGTGAAAAAGAATTACAAGTTATGCAAACAGTAACAAATTCTTTAATTGGTCAAGATGCTTCTTGGTTAAATGCTGTTAATATTCAAAAATACTTATCTGAAAATAATAGACTATATATGTTCTTTGTATCGACACGAACAGCACCTGTTCTTCCAGATAAAGAAGAATTATTAAAAATAAAAGAATTTAATAATAATTTAAAAAAATAATTGATTATAATTATACAAATAATTAAGTAAATATTAAACGATAACGATCTTGTGTATTTACAGTATGAGCCATATCTTTCGCAATACTTTCTTTTTCCATTACAGTTAGCTTATTAAAGTCTAAACTATTAATATATGAATGACGTATTAATGAAATAGTTAATGGTTTATTAAAAAGTTTTTTCAATGTGCGATTTACCCAACGATTATAAGAATTTTCTTTATAGGGTTTACCATCACGATCCATAAATAACCAATCTCTAGGTTCTTTTTTTAAACTATCTAATATTTCATTATATAGTTCTTTTGGAATTTCCTTTTCAAATGAATCATTCTTTCGTACTGTTTTATATTCATTTAAAATAAGTGTAGGTGTTGGACCGTCTAGATAAATATAATTTGAATGTTGTGGTTTTGTAGGTTTTTCTTTATAAATAAATATTTCATTGAAATCACTTCGCAAGGGTGGTAGATGAGAGTACATTGATAATATTAAGCGCTCTTTTGTACCTTTAGTAAGTTCATCTCTTTTTGTTATAATATCTTCAAACGATACATAGGCTTTCTTTTGTTTTTCAGAAGGTTCATTTAATTTATAGCGATTTTCGATTTGCTTATGTATTTCATTGAAACCATTATACCATTCATAATAAAAAGATTGTTCGTTTTTTTTCATATCAGGTGTATGTTTAAAAACAGCTAAAATCGCGGAAATATAACTTTTTTGTGTTTGTAAAGACGCTGAATGATCTTTAATCCATTGAATATATTGTTTAGGGTTTGTAATTATCGCATATAAATCAACTTTTGTCTCCTGTATTATAAATTTTAGACGCTCTAGATAGGTTCTTTTCGAAACAGGTGATAAATCAGCATTTATAATACATTCAAATGATTTACAAATTTCCATACTTATTCATTAGTAATATTCTTTATTGATCTCCAAAACGCGTCATTTTAAATGAAGGGTCTTTTAAGTTTATTTTAGATAAATACGCATTTATAAATTTAGGATGATCAATATTTAATTGAATAAATTTAACTAATTTAGAGGACTTGTAAGGCGGGTTTATTTTTAAAAAATCTTCGAGATAAAATAATAAGCACGTTTTTATATATATATAACTAATCGCATTTGTTTTTTCACACCACTCATTATAATATTTTTCTTTATAATCTAATAAACGTTTTGTCTGGGATAAACTCCATTGTAATTCTTCATAATACAATTCATTAAATGATATATTTTTTTCATAAGAAATAAATTTTAAATGATAGTAAAGCGCCCACAGTTCGATAATGGCTTCAGCTGGTTGAAAATTACATTTCATTGATATATTTAATTTTTTACTTAATTTAGTTAAGTCTGTTGATGTGAATTGAGTTTGTAAATATGTATTATGTAATACTTCGTGTAGCATTACTTTTGGAAATTCTTCTAAACGATATACGAATATTGTTTTATTGGATATATATGTATATCCTCCATTAATATGTTCCGCATCAATCATTTCTCCATTCTTTGGAAAATATCTTTTACTTGATATTGGAACAAACCAAATATGTATGGGTTGAGTCAACTTATAAATATGTATCAATGTTAAAATACGTTTAAAAACCTTTTTCATTAAAGTTAATTTAACTTTTGAATTTGAAATCCATTCTATTGTAAGTAATGGGTTTACTAATTTACAATGAATACATTCTGGTTTATCTAATAATTTTTTTAATTCTGATTGAATAAATAATTTATCTTTTAATTCTAATAATAACATATTTTTTATAGATTGTGATAATAAATCTTTTTCGATATCTAATTTTAATTCTATTGGATAGTATTCCATTCTATTAGAAGAATTACATTTATTTACTATCCAACGCATGCATTATCCAAGATCCTTGACTTATTATATGTAATACCATATGCCAATAATCTTGATATTTATTATAAGGATTACACGATTTTGTATAAAATATATAAATACTTCCTCCAACTCCTGATAAAATAATAAAATCATATAATCGATGATATATAACACATTTTTTTATGCTAACGATTGAATATAAACACGCAATACTATGAGCATAACATATATCAATTAATTTAAATATATAATTATGTGTTCCATGATATAATATACTAGTAACTGTCAATATGCTACACGCTTTAGTCATGCGTGGTTTTTTGTGAAAATAAGCAATAACGGTTGGAATTATAAATGTTGTACTTGTTAAAATTAATCCCCAAAAGGGCATATCTCTTGTACTTTATATTTTAGATATTCAATTCATCTATCCAAACATCTAAATCATGAGACATAGAAGAACATTTATAAATATTTTCAATTGTTGGAGATTTTTTAAAATAAGGAATCCATTCTTTATTAGTATGAAAAAAGATGAAAGCTTTTGCGTAACCTATCTTGTATAAGCTTTCTAAATCTTCTCTTGATTTTGGATGAAACCATGACTTTATTTGTAGCGCTACAGGTGTTGGAAATGAATCATTATTCGTTATTGATACATTTAATTCATTCATACTAGGGGGAGAAGACCAATAACAATCTCTTACATATCCATAAGGCACTATTTTCTTTGGAATAATCGATGGAAATGGTAAATCATAACTTATTTTTAAAAGATTTTTAGAATCAATGGGTTGAATTTCAAGTAAATGTTGTGTTCCTTTTAATACTACATATATGGGTAATGAAGATAGCATACTTGAAGATGTATAACATTCTTCGATAAACATATGATAATTTTTCTTATAATTCCATAAAAATACATAAAAATTTGTATGATATATATAATTTTCAATATACTGATACAACTGTTCAATTGGTATATTCAAATGTAGTGCTGTACTTACTAAGGATCCAAATGATACTCCTTTAAATTGAATATATTCAGTATCTAAAAAATCTTGAATGAACTTAGCAACACCTAGGTGATATGATATATTCCAATTATAATTTGTAAAATATATATCAACCGTTTCTTGAAAAGGGCGCGTTGTAGTTACATTATTACCAGTAACGAATGGTTTGTGTGATTTTTTATAATTATAATAAATAATTAAGATTGGTATGATTGTTAAAAGCCACATTTATAAATATAAATATTAATAAATTCTTTAGTTTAAATAAGAGTCTTTAATAGATATGAAATCACAATATAAATTAATTGGAGAAGGTAGTTACGGTTGTGTAATAAAACCGTCAGTACCATGCGATAAAGACAAGGAAGTTTATATTAATTCAACTAATAAAAACCGTATTAGTAAAATTTTTAAAGAAGATGGTCCTGATTTTCTTTTTGAAAAAGCAACAGCTAAAAAATTAGCAAAAATCGATGAAAAGGAACAATTTTTTATTTATCCTTATGAAAGTTGCTCCATTAATCGTACTACACTTAATAAAATAAATCCTAGAAATGAATGTATTGATGCTGTTGATCCAACTTTAACAAAAATACCTCAAATGATATTACCTTACGCGGGTTATAATTTATATGAATTATTCAATAATTATAGCGGTGCTTATAAAACAAATATGTCTGATCCAATCAAATTTCCTGCGAATGTATGGATAATTATGCTACAAAATCTATTTCTAGGTATTCAATTATTAATAAAAAATAATATTATTCATCAAGATATTTACGCTAGTAATATTTTATATAATCCGAATGATCATAAATTACGTTTTGTCGATTTTGGATTATCATTAGATTCGAATAAAATATTCAATTTATCAAATGAACGTTTAACTTACCCATATCATTGCTATCCTCCAGAATATATGTTTTCAATATTGTTTAAAAATAAAATATATAATCCATTATTTGAAAGTATATTTAATTTATGGATGGATAGTTATATATGTCCTCAATTAAATACACCGGATTGCTATAAATATTATCCAGAATATTTAAATAATGATCAATTAAAATACGAGTTAAAAATTGTTTTACAAGATTACGTTAATGATCCTTTAAATTGGTTAAATCGTATGTCAAAATATACACACTTATTAGATTTATATGCTATTGGTATGTTATGTATTGATGTACATGAGCGTTTAGATTTTAGCATCTTATCAAAAAGCCAATATGAAAGATATAAAACTCTTGTTTTAGGATTAATGAATCCTAATTACCATAAACGTTTTGGTTTTGATAAAAGTTATAAATATTATTTAAGATTACTAAATTCTATACAAAGAATATAGTTTTAGCTTTTTTATTTTGTTTGGGGCTTATTTCATCTTCAAGTGTTTCACTTAATGTTATTTCAGTATTTTCAAGATATGAAGCATTATCTGGTTTCAATGTAATACTAACATTCTTTGGGTCATAACTTGGTCGAATAAAGCGAACATTTTTTAGAATACTTGGTGATAAATCCCATATTTTCTCATATTGAGAATAACATTCTCTTAAAAATATTATACCTTGTGATACACGGTCTTCAATTGGAAGTGTTAATTCAACATCAATTGATTCTTTTAATTTTTGAAAACTCATGGACGCTTGTATAGATCCAGACATATTTTCTCCAATTTTCATATAAGATTCAATTGAATTTAATAAAGCTATAAATAAGGATGAAATACCAACACCTATAGATACATAATTTGAATATTGGGGTGGAAAATTTGATGTACCAAAAGATATAATTCCGGTAATAGATGATATTATGATTGATGGTATTTTAAATTTAGCTTGTCGTTCTTTGTAAATATCATGATAACGTTTAAATTTACAACTCAACTCCTGTGATAATCTTGATAAATCCTTTAAATATACTTCTTCTTCAAGAAGCCATTTCTGATTCATCCTGCTAATATAAGAAAATATATTTAAGAAAATAAACGAGTTATTATAATACAATAAAATGATTGGAATTCGTATTGAAGCTGGGTTATGTAATCGTATATTTCAAATGGTTTTTGCGTATGCTTTTTCTAAAAAATATCAAATCCCTTTTTATTTTGAACATTGGAAAAATCCAAGTCATCATACTACGCAGGTTTATGAATGGCTTGTACAAAGATTTGTAGATACAACATTGTATTACAAAGATACTATACCAGTTAGATACTCATGTGATTGGAATGAACCAGGTGATAGTTTCATAGATCATCTAGATGTAGCGTTAATGGTTCCTCGAACTTTAACTGAAAATGTATTTATTCAAGGTTTTTTTCAAAATGAAGGTTATTTTAAAGATATTCGTGAAGATATTTTAACACTATTATCAGAACCCGATTTTGTAACTCAAACTATTTTACAAAAATATAATCAACAATTATCACATATCGAACAAGGATATTTTCTACATGTACGCTTAGGTGATTATTTATATTTAGAAAAACATTTTGTTAATTTATCAAAATATTATGAAACATGTATACAGAAAATTGCTGAAACAGATCCTAATGCTATGATAGTTATTTTCTCTAATCAACCGACACAAATATCATCTGTATTTCCACAAATATACACACTTCTTCATCAATATGGTCTCAATTATATCGTGATTAATGAACCAGATGAAGTGATTGGATTTTATTTAATGAAACGTTGTTCAAAAGGAGGAATCTGTAGTAATTCTACATATGGTTGGTGGGCAAGTTGGTTAAATACAAATAATGATAAATTAGTATTTATGCCTTCTCGATGGATTAATATGGATGTAAATGGTACTATTTATCCTGATTACGCAACAATTATAGATGTATAGATTCATAGATTTATAAAAATTGAATAATCTATTTCTTACGCTACAAATAAAACTATAGAAATGTTAACTTCTATTTCAAATAAGCCATATGTAAAGACTTCTAAAAATTACTATACCTTATCTCGTAATAATCATTTTCTTTCTTCCCCTATTCGTTCTTACGAAATGGATGTTTATAATAAGTCATTACCAAAACAATTTTATTATCCTCAGACAATGCTTTATACTTTTGAAAAAGATTATATGATAGATAATTTTTATATGGAACTAAAAAATATAGGTGTCCAGCATTTTCCTCGTCTAGAAACAGATCAAGTAAAACTTACAAAAGGAAAAATATGGATAGATATTATTCTAAATTTTTCTGAAAAAAATATAGAAGAGTTTTATATTACCAAAACAAATCTCGATGAAACTTTGTTTCTAGCTAAAAAACTTAAAACTAATATTTATATTATTCACAAATATTATTGTGATTCATCAAAAATAAAACTACAAGGAACTTTCTTACCGATTTTACAACAGTATATTGATTGTGATTCCACTCACCTGGGATCGAACCAGGGACACACGGATAACTATTCTTGACAATTACAGTCCGTTGCTCTTCCAACTGAGCTATGAGTGGTAAACGTTTCAGGGAGGGTTCGAACCTCCGACTTCTCGGTTAACAGCCGAACACTCTGACCAGCTGAGTTACTGAAACTGATGGGTTTTTACTCCACTGACTATAAATATAAGTAAATGTTTAAATGCTTTTCATAAATCACTATGAAGATGCTTTTATCATTTTATATCCCCACTTTTCTAATTGTAATTTTGTGCTATTTTTAAAATTTATTGTATTATTTTTAGCATACTCTATTAATTTTTGTTTTTGTTTATTTGATAATTTTTTATTACATTTTACTGTATAAATAAATCCACATAAAAACGCGGAATTATAATCTTTTTCAATTGAACAACGCTTTTCAACATATTTTAAGCATTTTTGTATATCTTTTATTTCTTTATTCACACGTATATTATTCATAGTATTTCCTCCAGCCATACCAAAACCACTTGTTTCATATATAGCTAACATTAATTTATCCATTATTTTTTGTTCCCATCCTTTCCATCCTGAATCAATATGATTTTTTATAAAATTATTAAATGTTGTAGTATCCATCGAAGATACAAGTGATCTCCAATTTCTCTTTTCATCTGGTGTATCTTCTGAAAATTCAGGTAATTCAATATTATAAGTTGGTAAATCAATATATCTAAAACATGTATGTGCTTTAATTTGATCATTTAAAGCGTTTATTTTATTATTAATGCTTTCTTGATCACGAGGATCATTTAATTTAAAATGAACTTGATGCTCTTCGTTTACATTTATACTACGACTTGATGTCCAAAAATATAATAATTGAGGTATAAAATTATTATAATATAAATTATGTTTTTCTTCAGTTGATAATTTATCAGCATCTTTTATGTATTTTCCATAAGGAATATCTGAATCTGGATTTTTTAATAAATTATAAAACCAAGTAAATATTTTCTTTTGTTGGATTATTTCAATACTTCTTTCAGGTGTTCCATTTTTTTCGGAATATACTGGTATCACTTTATAATTATTTATTAAAGCTTTTAAATTATTTATATTAACACCGCCTCTGTTTAATAATGTATCTAGTATATTTACTGTAATCATATTTACTGAAAATATTCCACGAACATTTATGAAAAATCCCTTTTTAAAACTTTTTAATAAAGTCATATAATATTCACGTTTTGCTTTATAAGTTTTTTTCATTGTTAAATCAATACTTGGGGGATCATTTATATTTATTGTTGTTAAAACATACAATCCTGTTTGTTTAATATAATTTAAAATGTTATTCTTTGTAACTAACAATTGACTTTCATCAAGTTTTTTATTTGGATCATCCATACTAATAAGAGGATACTGATCATTAAATTCTAACCCAATATATTCTATCATATCTGGATCTTCCTTTAATAATTGGTATAATGGTTTCGCTTTTGAGGGTATATCCATCAAAAAATACAAACCATATTCATCCATTGTTAATTCATTTGAATATAAATACCCTAATGTAAAATAACCTAACTTCACAGGTATTTCAATACCCATTAGCAAAGCACATGAGAATAATCCTCCTAAAAATTCCATAAATATAGCTTTTGTCTTTTTTGTTGCTTGATTTGTCTCATCAAAAGGTAAAAACTCTTTCAATTTATCAACATAAATATCTGGAAAATTAAAATTACGATTAATTTGATATCTATTTCCATTCTCTTCTGTTGGAATAAATACATTCATGTTATCTGGATGTAACTGATCCATACATGTTTGAAATAAATCTTGTTGAACACCTGTGAAAAATCCTTCTTCACCTTTATACATTACATCTATATATTTTAACCAAAATGTTACACCATGTAGTAAACGATATTGATACCATAATTTAAAAAATTCAATTAGGGCAAATTGACGATTAACATCATGAAATCTTATATATGATTCATTTGGATCTTGCCATGCTGTTTCTGGTGTATATTTAACATAATGTTCGCTTTTTAAAATCTTAAATGTCTCTTCACGTAATGTAGTTAATTCAGTACATTGTTTCGTTATTAACATACTACATTCATTTTTCATTTGTTTAGTAATATCGTTATAGAAACTATGTGTATTTACTAATAAATCTTCACAATAACCTTCATTATAATTTTGAAAATCCATAGCTTCTTTACTATATTTTACTTTTTCTGTAATAAATAGCCATAAATATTGATATAATTCACGATAAGGTATATCCATTTCATTTAATGCTTTTAGCAGCTTCACTTGTTCTGTTGGTTTATCAAAGAAATCTTCCAATCCAATTAATACTATTATTTTTTCTTTTAACTTTTTGAAAAATATGATTAATTCATCCTCATTTAAAGGTCTCATTTTTTGTATTTCTAAATCATATCCAGTAACCTTTCTATAATTAATATATTCATTTAACATTACAATAAATACACTAATGTAATCTTTCTCTCTTTGTAAAATATAACTAGATTGTTCTGGATAAGATGCTTGTAAAGATTGAATATATAAATTAATAATATCTAATTGTCTGGGTGTTAATAAGGTTTTACTCGTTTCAATAACCATAATGGTTTTCATTAAATAATTTAATATATAAATAAATAAGATATAATCTATTTTATTAGCTTTTTGTATCACTAAATGTAATTTATTCCAAACTTTAAGTATTAAATTAGTGGATTCAATTATTACATGTTGATAAACGGGACTACCATAACTAGATAATGATAATTTTAACTTATTAATATAAGGTAAATAACCTTTCTTCTTTTTTAAAATTTCTTCAATTTTCGAAAATTTAGGATGTATTATTACTTCAGTTGTTTTTATGCTTTTTTTAGTTTCTTTCGTTTCTTTTAATTTTTTAGGAGGAAATATCATCTGTTCTTGACGCGGTATTTCGTTTGTTTCATACATTTCTTTAAACATTTGTTCAATAAAAGTATCATTATAATAATCTTTTAATAATATGTCTTTTTGTACAGGATCAGTAATCGCTTCTGTTATATAATCACGTACCCATTCCTTTGTTTGTTCAAGTGTTGGAATAATATTATCAATATTTTTATTTTCGATTATACGTTTGAAGCAAGATTCTGTATAATGTTTAATATGATTTAGCCCTATATTATTTTCAGGACGAATTGGATCAACCAATGGATCTTTATGCCATGTATCACATGTAGGTTCTAATAATATTCTATGATACCCAGGAGGTCGTCCCCGTGTAGATACTCTACGTTCAGGTAAAGCCATTAATATATACTCTATATAAACAATTTATTAATATATTATGAATGGATTATTCATATACTTTATTTGAACCAATTGATACTCCAAAAACATGGAATGATATTTTAAATGGCAAGTGTTTCATAATTAATCTTGATAGAAATCCAGAACGCTGGGCAGATGTTCAAGATAAAATAAAAAATGCTGGATTCACAAATGCTGAACGATGGAATGCTGTTGATGCAAAAAACCCAGAAGATCTTAAGAAAAATTGGGAAATATTCAATAACCCACCATTTGCGTCGTGGGATCAAGAATTTGTTCAATATCCAGGGAAACAAGGATGCTTTTTATCTCATATGAATATTTGGAAAAAAATAATTGACGAACGTATACCTTGTGTAACTGTATTTGAAGATGATGTATTATTTCACCCTAAATGGTTAGAACTAGCACCCCAATATTTTGAGAATACACCAAAAGACTTTGATGTTCTATACATGGGAGCTCAGTTTGAATTTGCCAGTCAATTTCATATAGATCGCGGACCTGTATTCTGTACACACGCAATGATTGTTACTTACAATGGAGCAAAAAAATTATATGATATGTGTCTAAAACACAAGGGAGGTGTTTATACAATTGACTGTATGATTATCGATATGATGAAATATAAATTAATGACAAAAGATTCACAATTCCCATTTCCGTGGTATGTATGGAATGGTCGTTTCTTTTCTACTGATATGGTTAATATGCCTAAAGGATGGACAAAACGTAATAGTGGATTAGTATTTCAAGATGAATCGTATGGTTCTGAAGTACGCCAATGGTAGTAAATAAATGTTTATTGTATTATTTTTATTTTACAATCGATTGAATCAATGAAACATCGATGGGTGGCAGAATCGCAGAACATTCCCATAGATGTGTTTTCATAAATGTTTGAAGGTTATATTCTTTAGGATATAGATGTTGTATTTGTTTTTCTTCCATAAATGGTTTATATTTTGGCGGAAGACAATGGCTTGATTCTTTTGGAAGAATTGACAATAGCTGTACAATTGGATTTGTGAAATAATTGGGTTGAGTTCTTTGTTTCCACTCTTCTTGATTTTTTTCAAGTGTATTAACATGACTGTTTAGGTAGTTCGATAGATCTCTAATCGTTGGTGAATAATTATAAGGATAATACCAGCAGTCATCCTTTGTCAAACCTTTATAATAATGATATGTCCATAGAATTCCTTGAACAAATAGATGACATGAATTTACAATAACGGTTGTATCATTTAGACGCGATTGAAAGAGAGTTTTATAATAATACAATCTCCATTTTTTAGAATCTATCTTATATAATAGTTCATTTGCGAGGGGATCTTTATTCTCTGGAAGAATTGGATATAGTTCAAGACGTTGTTCGTCTGTTTCATAGTGAGGGCGTTTGGTATGGTATTCTTGAATGACATTATATACATCATCGTTCTCAGTTTTACTCAGTTGTTCTAGAATCTTCGCAATAAAAGTCCAATGAATGGTATTTGTTTCTGTATCAATCAGTGTTAAGCCATCATTCCATAGTTCTTTAGCCAATTCAAGTATTTTTTCAAGACCTCCTTTTTTAAGAGTAAGACTAATTGGATGGGGAATAAAATCATTTCCTAGAAGCATACATAGAATAACATATGTTTCAATAATATCTTTTGCTTCTTGACAAAATGTATCATTATATACACCATCACTCATCTTCCATTTATATTTTAAATGAAGATCTTTTAGAATACCTTTTCGGAGGGCATTTATATCTAGATACATTGGTTCTTCGGTTCTTGGATCTTCACGTAGAAGGAAAATATTTGAAGTATGAGATAGCAATGATAGCATAATCAAATCAGCATCCATACCATGAATTATTTTGACATCATTTGGATCATTATAGAGACGCTTTAGACGTTCAAATAGTTTATGTTCACCCTCGCCTGCTTCATCAGATGTACTTAGAAAGAATTCATAGTTTGCTTTACTATAACGTATATGTGCTTTAAGAGATGCATGAAGTCGTGTCATAAATGTTGTACCTGGACTAATCGCGTTCGAATCCCATAGTCCATAATCATTTAATAGTTTTTTACGAAAAATAGACATATAACGACGTTTGCGCTGTTGAAACATTTTAGCAATAGGCGCAACTCCATCAATATAAATCTGAACTGTTTTTTGAGGTTTTACAAGATCAATTGATGTTTGTAGCTCTTGCCAGATAGCATTTAGAATACCTTTTTCGATATCGGCAGGAATTTTTTCAGGATTAATTGTTTTAAGATATTTTTGACTGGCTGGATGAATTAAACCATTAAAGTCTAGAAAGAAATGAGTACATTCTAGTTGGCTGGGCCACTTAGTTAATAGAATACCATCGTAAGAGCGTGCTATGACGTAAAAATAATAAGGGATACCCATGACGTATTAGGTAATATAAATATACACTATTCAAATTTTATAGTGTATTCTTTAAATAGTGTAATATAAGATAAAAAAATTGAATAAAGTAATATTAAAAACAAAACAATACATATATAGAAAATAGACTATAATTAGTTTAATAAAATGAATACACTTTCAAATGAAATTCATACAATAAATTCATCACCACTTCGTTATCCTGGTGGAAAAACAAGAGCATGTAAAATAATTGATACGGTTATTTCAAAATACTTTAATTTACAATTATTTGATACTCTTATGTCACCATTTTTTGGAGGTGGATCTTTTGAATTTTACTTTCAAAATAAATATAAATATAAATTATGTGTAAATGATAAATTTATCCCACTCTATAATTTTTGGAAACAAATTAAGGAAAATAAGCACGAGTTATGTGATGAATTAAGAAAAGTTCCACAAATTACAAAAGATGATTTCCAAAATTATCGAAAAACGATTCTAGAATTAAATGATAACACATTACAACAAGCAATACAATACTTTATAATAAATAGATGTTCTTTTAGTGGAGCAACATTATCAGGCGGATTTTCGCAAGAAGCAAGTATTAAAAGATATACACCTTCATCAATTAATAAAATTGAAGCATTAAATTTTAATCATATTGATATATATAATACAGATTTTGAAGAATTTATTAATACTCATTCAAATAATAAATCAATTATCTTTCTAGATCCTCCTTATTATTTAAATAAAAAATCAAGATTATATGGTACGAATGGTGATATGCATGAATATTTTAATCATGAACAATTATTTGATGTAATTAAAAAGCAATCAAATTGGATTATCACTTATAATAATTGTGAGTATATAAGAAATATGTATAAAGATTATATTATTCTAGATGCCGATTGGAGTTATGGTATGAACAAATCTAAAATATCATCCGAAATTATTATTATTTCAAATTAATTTTATTTATAAAATATATATTAAATTCGCTGGTAAAGATTTTATATTATCCAAACTATAAGAGCTACTTATTAAATTTTTTATATTTTTAGGTTGACAAGCGATTGTGACAGATAATTTGCAAAAACCTTTATTATTTTTTTTCGTATGTATTTTAGTTCTTATTCTTAATTGTTGATCATGTATAAATTCAGGTACATTAAAATTACATATATCATTACCTAGATGATACAAACCTTTATTTGATATTTGAATATAATAACATCCTTTTTCTTTGTATAAATTTTGTATAATATTATTTGGACAATTTATATAGGTATCATTATAATCATTCGTTTGTTTTTTTATATTAATCCATTCTTCATGAGTAATATCTTTTATCATAAATAGTGGAATATTTCCATTAAATAATTGAATATTAGATATTAGCTCTTCAAATATAATTTTTGACTTTTCAGGAATTTTATTTCTAGAACTTCCAATCCATTTTTTCATTGTTTCATTATATATTAAAGAACATTGCATCCAATCAGGCGATTTCATTTTTTTGATTTCAATAGGAATATCATAATCTGTATATAAATTACATTCAATATCATTTTTAGATGTATTACCACCTAAATATTTTTCATCTTGTGTATTAAATTTTTTATTATTTAATTCACATTTACTAACAATATTATAAATTTCTAATTCGTATTTTTTACCTTCAAATGAACATAGTGATCCTTTTATATTTATATTATTCATTCATTAATTATATAATAACT